TTAACCACTAAAAAATACTCCACCCCCATTTACCTCACACTCCTTACAATAATCTCTTAAAAACTCATTCCACTTCCTCAAACCATAATTAATCTTACGCCTAATGTAGTAACTTTCAACTGGTATTCCTTTCTTAACATGCTCCAAACCAGTTACCGCTGCATATGCCGACTGAGCACTATATCCTCTCTTAATCATCCACTTAACAAACTCTTCATACTCTTCTGGAACTATCCAAGTCCAAACTCCTGTACCATTCTTTAACTTAAACTTCATTGCCATTTTACCACCCCTAAATATCTTCAACTGAAACTTCTTCAAACCAGTCTTCAACTAATTCAATATATTTCCTCCACCACTTATCATTCTCTTGAACTAATCTAACAAACGTTCTAAACTCTAAAGCATCTGCCAATTCAATAATATTGTCTTTATCTAACGCCTCATTCTTATCAATAACTATCTCAAGTAACGCTATTGCTTCTGCCTCAAAAATCTTTTCAATATCAATATTCCAATTTCCTTTCCTTACACGATATTTCTTCATTACTTACCACCCCTTTAGCTTTTATCATTATTTCAAACTCTCTTTCAACAGCATTAGCTATTTCATGCGCATCCTTATGACTTAATCCTAAAATCATTTCTACAATATATTCAACAACCTCATGAATCATTACTTTTGCATTCTCTAACTCATTTTTCTGGTCAATAATTAAAATTCTACCATCACTAAACCACCAACCTGTTTCTTCAATTAACTCTTTTGCAAACTCCTCCTTAAATACTTTCTTAACTTCTTCCTCAGTCAATGCCTGAACTACTATATCCTTCATTTATCAATCCCTCACAATTCCAAGTTTCTTTAATCTTTCCTTTTTCAACTGTGCCTGCTTAGCCTTATAATCCTTTGCACCAGTACCTTTACTCTTAATCAAATGCTCTAACGCTGGATTATCCCAATATATGCAAGTCCTAACATGCCTTCTATGATGACTTTTCTTATGATACTTTCCACAATATGGACATATCGGCAAATTACATCACCCCTTTAATATTACTCTTTCATTAAACTTCTCATACCTATCAAAATACTCCTTGAAAACTTTCTCAATCTTTTTCTTATTTTGCCAATCCGCAACTCTATACAACACTGCCAAATTTCTTACAAATGAACCGCCATATTTTTCCATTTTAACTAAAGTTGCTTCACTAACAGTCATATTTATCACCTTTCCAACATTATTACTTTATCACCTACCATATCATACCATTTTCCTGCCTTCACCATTTTGTCAATAAAATTACCATATATCTTTCTTGCTTCCTTCTCATTCAACACTTCTCTGTAACACTCAATACCGTCATCATCTAAATATATTACTACTACCTTCATACCTCACCACCAAAAATCAAGTTTTTAACAAATTCTTCTAATTCACTAACAAACTTCAAAATATCATTAGCTATTTGACCAGTCTCATTTAAAACACCAGGAACTTTAATATTAATTCCCCTACCATCAATCTCCAATCTATCCCACATTACCTTAATTCTCCAATCATCCATAATAACATTAACAGAATCTTTAATTCTGTAAACATCATCAAGTCCTTCAGTAATCTTTTCGATTATTTTCAAATCATTTCTAATCTCATCCAAATCAATACCAAACTCTCTTCTTTTGTTAATGTAATTTTCAATTACAAACATCCCAATTTTTATCGTATCAATAATTGACAACCTCTCTAATGGTCTTGATGACCTATTTCTAATCTCAAACTCCACTCCATCTTGATTCTTTACCTCCAATGTACTCCGTATTTCATCATCTTTCAAAACATAATTATACTGCCAACCATCTTTCTCAAAACCAAACTCATATACCTTAACTTTTCTTCTAAAACTACCATACTTAACTATATACTCCTTAGTCAAATCACTAACTTTTACATTAAACCCAGTCTCTATCTCTTTTAACAACTTTTCATACCATTGCTTTTGAGCATTACTAACCTTTTCTAAAACATTATCTAAAACCTCTTCTAACCCTATTTCCGAAAACGAAAAACTTGGCGGTAACCGACCCATTAATATTTCTTCAATACCATCATACACATAAACTCTTATATCGTAATAACGTAAACTATCAAGACAACCACTGCCTTTCGCCTTAACAAAAACTGGAAAAGTCAAACTTCCTATATTCATTTTCCCTACAAAAACATCAACAACAAAATCTACATATGGCACTCCTCCAATCCACTCATTCCTCAAACTATACTCAAAAGGCAAATCGTTTTCATTCATTTCTTATATCCCTCCCTGGAATCACATATTCTTCAAACATTACTTGACATACAATATAGTCAATATCGCTAACTACTGTCTCCAAAGCCTCTTTCATTAAACTGTAATTTTCAATTGCCCAAGGATTAATTATGCACCATTCTCCAGACATTTTATCCATTCCAAATCGCATAATCTGTTTGCCTTTCCACACAAAAACTGTCATTGTCTTATAATTCTTAAAAAATTTAACTGCAAACAAACCATTAAAATACAATATTTCCTGATTCTGAGACTTTAGCGCCAAATAGTCAAACTTCTCTTTAACTTCATCATTAATCACCAATCTATACACTGACTGAAAATCAATCTCATCCTTAACTATTTCCACTGAAAACCACCTCAGAACTCCACAACCCTAACAACCTTAACCTCCTTACCATGCTTATTCAATAATTCATCTAACTCCGATAAAAACTGAACTTCTTCCATTGAATTCTTAACATTAATGACTAACGCCAATTCTTCGTCATCAAACTGCCTTATCTTTGCCAATAAACTTGTCATTTTAACCACCCCTCCAAACCTTTATTCCTTAACACACCTTTCAATACCTTAACTGCTTTACTAACCTTTCCACTCCTAAATAACTCTGTTGACTTATTCATAACTTCAGCCAATTTACTTGCTTCCTCATCTTTACCAGACTTCTTTAATTCTTTAAACTTCTTACTTGCTTCCGAAAACAACTCAATATACTCCTCCCTTGACATTCAAACCACCTCAATATACTTTTGGAATTCATACTTTAAAAGTTTTTTGTTTTTTACCCAATTCCTCTATCAGTCTCTACATTATTAATATTCTCCGCAACCGCACTTAATATTTCTATTCCAATTCGATAATTTTCTGATAACTGTCCAATTACAAACGAAACATAAACTACTTCAGCATCATTCTTTGCATGCCTTAAACTATTCTCTAAAACCTGACTTATTCTCATATCATTACTATTTACAAAATTACTCCATTCAAGACTAACCAATTTTGCTAACTCAATTGCACGTTCATTACTTATTCCCAAAGCTACATTCATACACCTTTCATCATGCTTAAACTTTATCTTTTTTCTTTTAAACAAACCTAACATTATTCCTCACCTCAGTCTATCAGACCCTCTCTATATGCTTCCTCCTGCACTGAATTCCACTTTGCGCAACTACAGTAAAACCCATTCTGACCCTTCATTAACTGCTTGCCACAAAACGGACACTTACCACCAATCTTCCTAAAAGTCATAAACACCATTACCTCATTCAAACCTCTCATTTTTCTTCCCTCCTTAAAGTTATAATCAACCTTTCCATCATACTCAAAAAACTCTGACCCAAATCCAGCCAAAATCTGCTTTCCACATTTTGGGCATTGAAACAAATCTGCCTTAAAATACCCACTGTATCCTCCCATTCTAACTACAACTCCATTCTTTACTACAATCATTACCTTTCCACAATCTGGACATACCAACCTTCCCCTTAATCCCATATTTAACACCACCTCTCATTTGTAAATTCGTTTCAATCTTTAAAAGTCTTTTGTTACTCATTCTTAAAAAACAAATGAACAATATTACCATCCGAAATCAATTTAACATCTGGACTTTTCTTACTCTTATCCATTAATTTTACTTTCGTTATACCACCATTTACAATTTCAATCTTCCTATTATCATCCAAAATAATTACAACCTTATCAACTACTGTAAAGTAATCCTCATATGGTACAATCAACTTATCACCATAATCCCTAATTACTACTGGCTGTCTTCTCATTCTACCTCACCTCATTTTTCAAACCTTACATCATACAATTCCTGAATTAACCTCAACCAACCTTTACTAACCTTTTTATCTACAACAAAACCAGGTCTTGAACCATTCCACACTACATACCTCGGACTGCAACATAACGTTTTCAAGTCTGCCCTAACTTTTCGCATTGCGTCATAATATCCTTTCCAGTATCCCTTCATATAATTAATTCTTCCCCATTCATTAGCTGACATTTCAAATCTTCTCGGATATGCCATATCATATAAACTTTTCCATCTTATATACCTATCCCATGCACCATTCCTCCAGTCTGCAACTAACTTCTTGTATCTTATTAGCATATACCTAACAAACAACCACTTGTTCACTCCTCTCTTTAACAATTCTGCATATCCTATATCTCTTATATCTTCTTCACTCCACCAATCGTACAATGAAGTTCCAAATATTTCAACTAAATCTTCAACTACTAATTCTGGATAATTCTGTTTCCACTGCCATTGTTCATTCGGAAATAACTTCTGGTCTAAATATTTCTCATAATATTTCTCCCAGTTCTCCCAACCACCAAACACAATAACATCATTACCATACTTATCCTTAAACAACTGAATTTGCCTGTCTTTAATTCCACTTATTCCAACCATTTTTTCTTCACCTCACTTGACATTAACATTCTCATTTCCTCTGAACTTTAAAGCATTTGCCAACACTTTCATTTTCTTTTGAAAACCTTAACCTCATAAGCCTAAACTTTGCATATTCAATATTCTCCAATAATTCATAAAAATCTTTACTGTCCATATTCAATATTTCTACCATATTTGTTCTAACCCAAATTCCATCCTCCTTCAACACAAAACACAATAATTCATTCTCCTTCATTTCATTTCACCCCTAACAATTTCAATTTTTCCTTCATCAATAAGGTCTAAAATTATCATATGAACCTGCTCATACGGCAATCGCAATTTATCTGCAATCTCATCTGACCATATCACTTCACCAATCTTTTTAGCAATATAGTCCATTACCATTCTTTTTGCTTCTTTATATGGCACTTCTCTAACCATTATTACATCATTTGGCTTAGGTTCAAACTCAGTACATACGCCATCCTCATCAATCTCCCAATAAGTTAATTCGCACCAACCTCCTTTATTAAACTTACAATTCCTTCTCCAACATCTTACCGCCATTCTTACCACTCCCTTTCATTATTTTTTCTTACTTCTTCAATCTCACTATACAATTTTTCAATTTCATCTTGTAGGCACTCCATTCTCCACAACATGTAATACACTCTCCTACCATCATCCCCCTTAAACTCATACTCTTCCGTCGGAATAAAACCAAACCTCCATGTATCATCAATCACATTATACTTAACCTCAATCCTAAACTTACCAATCTTAAACATATCCTTTATTACCGCATTAGCCATATTCATCACCTCATAATTTCAATACTTTTAAGAAATTCTTCCAACTCATTTGCTGTATCTTCTGCAAGGTATATATCTTTCCCTTTAATTTCTGCCTCAGCCAAAACCAATTGAACATAAACTACATACATACTCCAACCTCTTACTTCCCATTCATTTATCATTTTCTCAACTTCATCTAACGAATACTTTAACTTATACATACTCAATCCCATACCTCCTTCCTGGTTTCTTTATACATCTCCTTAAACTTCTCCCAATCACTAATACAAACATACTCAATCTTATCCTTACTAACCAAAACCTCTAACAATATTACATCTTTCCCCATTCCAATCCATGCCCCACCATTGTCATAATACTCAATTTCCAACCAATACTCTTTGATTCTTGTAAACTTCCTTTTCCTCTTCTTATCAAAATAATTATACAAACCCCAAATATACTGCTCTAACCCCTTAAACATTTTTCATTACGCTCCTGTTTTACAACTTTCTGACTTTCCCAACTTCGACATACTCTAACTTTCCTTCGACGTTCTCGATGCGATATACCTTCTTTGTCTGGCGATATGGGTTATCTATCTCTACGTAGATGTGTTCTCCTTCCTTCAAGACAATAATTTTATCTTCAGCCACGGTCATCACACTCCTTTAATTTCATTTTCCAATATGAAATTGCTTCCTTAATTCCTTGAATTCTTTCGCATTCGTGCTCTGCAAAAAACAGTTCATTCTTCAATATCTCAATTATCTTCTTAATTGCATCTTCTTTCGTTGTAAAATATCTATATTCTATGCTACTTGCTGGAACTTCAAAAACAAAATCAGAATCATCAGTTTTAATCCACACTTTCTTCCTTAACCAACTCTTTTTAACAATAACTCCACTTCGGACTTTGTCAAACTCAACCCAATATACTCTATTGCCAATTTCAACCATAATCTATCACCTTTTCGTTAATCATTTTCATATACAGCCCATACACATCTGCCCTCATAAACCATGCCCTTTTCCTCAAATTACCATTCCAAATCAAATTCTTAACATCTTTCTTCCTTACCACTTCCAGACCCTTACCTTCCCTATTCCAATAATACATTAACGGCCTAATTTCCCTTTTCAAACACAACTTTATATGAAAATCAATTTCACAACATCCTAATTCCTTTAACTTTACCATATCCATGTATTTTGCCTTAATTCCAATATTCACAAACCCATTCTCCGGCTTTAACTTTACTTCAACCTCCTGACTTAACGTTAAATCAAACATTACAACCTTAGTGTATGCTTCCCCAACTGGCCTATTATTATACACCTTCCTCATTAATATTGTCCCAATGTACGCAATGTCAGTTGCAAACCAAACCATCCTTTTTGTCCTCCCATTTTTACTAAACAATCCCCTAACGCCATTATTTTTCCAGTTCATATACTCTTTTTCTGACATTATTCTATATACAATCATTCATTTACCTCCATTCTCTCCTTTAATTTTTCAAATCCTTTTATTAGCTTATCGACATCTTCTGAACTTTCAACAACTATAAACGTAAACTTGTCTTCCTTAGTATCAAACATCATTACATATCCAACACTAGCCTCCTTACCATACACTATCCACATCCCATTGCCAATCCTATCAGCAAACGCCATTACAATTTCCCTATCAATCTCATACAACATCTTTACCTACCTCCACTAATCTTGTTCAATACAAACTCCAGAACTTTCTCATACTCCAATTCCAATACCTTTTCCAAAAATTCCTTATATAACACTTTATTACTTCTCTTTATATCTTCCATAATAAAACCAATATTGTCAGTAACATATTTATTAATCTCCTTACTGAACTCAAAACTTGCATAATCATCAAAATTACCCCTAATTACACTAACTACTTCATTCTCAACATCTTCCCAGTATTCGTCCATAAGTGAATATAACACCATTTTCGCATTACATTCTTTCTGTAACCATTCCCAAACTAAATCCTCAAACCTACTGTCATTAATATCAATCTCCATATACGGGTCAGACATCCCTAACATCCCTCCATTTTGTTTTTCGAATTTAATCTTTAAAAGTTTTTTGTTAAATTATCCAAAGCAAACTCTTCAATTGTCTTTATCATATCTTCAATATTAAATCTCCCATAACTAACCTTTTTCTTTAATACTAATACTTTCGCAACCACATTCTCTTTACCAACTGGGACAATATCAAACTCAAGCTGACCAAGCACCATATTGCCATTCCATAACATAACAAGCAATCTATTTTCCGCAAGCGCAAAAGTATAATTCCCTAAACTCAAATACCATTCATTTTTTAACATTCTCAAAAACAAATCAAACAATTCAAGTCTTACACCTGTAAACTTTATTTCTTTCATCTCTCATTCCTCCACTAATATATCCAGAACTATTTCCTGAATAACTTCCATAACTCTCCCTGGCAAAAACTCTTTCGTAGGCTCTAAACTATCCTTAAAGAAAACATAATACGGCCACTGTAACTGAATCTCCTTTATTATAATCAACTTAGCCTTTTCCTTTCCGATTACTTGAGCTGGAACAATCTCAAATTTAATATTAGCAACAACATCTGGACTTGCGACATTATTCGCATTACACTCAGAACTACATATATACATAATCAGTATCTTACTCAAACCACTAAATATAAACATGTAGTTCCCATGCCATATCACCTGCTTTTGACGTAACTTCTCTAAAAACAACTCCAACATATCAACCTCAGTATCAGTAATTAATAATGGTTTACCGGCCATTCCTCAACCTCCCACAATCACATTTATTGCAATATCCTCCATAATCTCTATAAACCTCTTAACATACTCCTGAGCTTCATTCACATTACTGAACAATCCTTCAATTTTGACAATCACAGAACCATCATTAAGAGCTTCAATCTGCATATCCATCACATTATACCCTTTGACTTTCCACCTGATTATCTGCTGACCTGCCATACAAACATTTACTAACTTAATACTACCATACATTATATACTCCTTTTCACTAACAGCCTTAGCTACTAACTTCAATAACTCAATTACCTTCTCATCCCTAACTACTGTACTTGCACTGGCATAACCAAATCCTTTCCCTATAATACTATCACCTCCAGAATCTTATTCAATAAATCACTTAAATTATTCTTCATTACTTCGGCTGCTTTATTACCGTCCAAAGTCCAAAATACTAACCAACCTCCAAATGACATTATATTGTAAACATACATTTCTCCTATTGTTTTATCAACATAAAACATGTCATAAACAACATACGGCTTACCATTACAATCAGTTCCTAAATGCCAAGCACCTGCCCACATTTCCTTTTTACTTCCTACTTCAATAAAGTCATACACCTCATCCGCATTATCATACCTGAACACAATAATCCTCAAACCGCCTAACATTTTCTTAACAAACACCAAAGTAACTATGAAAATCATCAAATTAAACACAAACACATACCATCCCACAAAACATGACATTACAGTACATACCAGAACTACTAACAGTCCTATAACCCAACTCATTGACCTTACAAACTCCTTAACATTCCTCATTTCCTTACCTCCATAAATCCATAATGTATAAAACTATAATGCCACTTCTATTGCCATTTCAAGTAAACACTCCAATAATTCCTTATCCTTTACATCATAATCACCATACTTCTTTATTCTTAACTTATCATCCTTTAACATTATTCTAAACAACGGAAACCATAACCATGAATACTCACAACGGGCAAACACATCCACAATACCAAAATTCTCTTCAAAACCCAAGTAATCCACATCGAACAACTTCTTTACTTCTTTACTTCTACCAACAACCATTCTTCTTTTCTCTAACTTACTGAAAAACATCTCCAATATCTCAACCTCCACACTGTCCTTAATTTGGATTTCCTTGTCCCATTTAGTCACCTTTCACCACCATGTTTTCAATAATCCAGTCAATTAAACTATTAAGAAACCTCTTTATATTGCCAATGTCATACCTTATGTCAATCATCTTAATGTTCAATACTGCAACCTTCTTTTTTCCTGTATTCACAATATTAATCCGCATTATCAATACTGGATTATAACCGAACTTAAAGAACAATCCAATATTTTCGCCAACCCGCTTAAATCTATACCAATCATTACCATAACCATCCACACCTTCCTTGAATAACTCCAGTAATTCAATTTCCATTTCATTCCTGACCTGAATACCATAATCCCATTTACCATTAAAATTCCCTAAAACCTCCTCCATTCTCATCCTCATCCAGTCCATTCCACATCACCCCCTAATAACTTCCAGGGCATAATCAATTAACTTTTCCTTTATCTCCTGAACACTATATGCTAACGGCACTATATACAACTTACCATCCTCCACCAATACAATATCAGCCTTATGGCCATACATTATTATAATTTGGTTCCTCCATTTCATACAGACATCCCTACCAAACCTTCTTGGTTCTCCATTTGATAACTTACTCATTAACAGCCTAATTAACTCCATTTCCCCACTAGTTACTTCAACATAAACCGCATTCTTCCTAAACTCAGCCAGTATTTCATCTAACTGACTTAGCAACTCAAACCACCTGTTCAACCGCAGAATCAATTATTATATCTACTACCTTCTCCATTATCAAACCTGGAACTGTCTCCAATAACTTTGCCACCCTATATCCATTAACATAAGCCACATTAATTATTGCCATTTTCTTCTTTTTTGTCTTTACAATGTCAATCCTCATTGTCATTACTAATTCAGTCATTCCATAATTCTCAGTCATCCAATAAATATCGCCAAGAACCTTAACCACCCTGAACTTTCCAATTCTCAAACCCCTGTGGTCTAACTTCTTTACAAACAATTCTATTAGCTCTGCCTTTATGCCGTCCCTGACCTGAGTTCCAACCTGCCAAAAGTCCATACAAAACTTACTGTACATTCCATAAATCTCTTCATCAGTCAATGCCCTATTATAAATCCAGACATAATCATCAATACCGTCCATTTCAACCCACCAGTAAATCCAATAAAATGTTTACCAATTCTTCCTCACTTAACCCCCAATCATAAAGCTTGTAAATCTTACTACCTACAACCTTATACTCTGCAATCTTCTTAGTCTCATAATCCTTAACCACAACCCTATTACCAACCACAACAAACGCATGCCTTCCATTACTCTTTTCCTTGAGTTCTGTCATTTTCTTTATTAGCCTTTCCGCATCCCCAGTTAATTTTCTTGTGTTCAATATGTTGTCAAAATAATTCGCATAATACTGCCTTGAACAGCCATTCTCTTCCTTTTCATCACATACAATATACAGTACTTCATCCTTGTCCAATTCCATTAATTCCCTAATAGTTACCAAAACTTGTGGTCTTAATATCTTGAGGCTAAACTCCCTGTAAAACTCTATTGAACTGAGTCTTATACTCTTACTGTGCGGTATCCAGAACCCATTACGGGCTTTCTTCCATACATAACCAACATATAACAAGTTAGTATCCTTCTCCTTATTGTATCGCCAATGACTTAAGTAGTCAGTTTTAACAATTACCATTCAAAACCCCCTTGACCTCATTAATTACTTCCCCAATATTCACTCGCCCAGAAACCAGCTCCTTAACTTCCTCTAACTCTCCATATTTGAACAGTTCATAAACGACTATTGGCAATTCATCACCTTTCTTACCCACTGCCAATATTGCCTTGTCAAAAGTCTGCCAAATTACACTAACCACATAATTTCTTGTTCTTACTACTGCCCAATGGTCATTACTCCTGAACTCTCCCTCCTCATTGACAATTTCCTCCTCAATAGTTGCATTCCCAATTATACCCCAGAGTTCAAAAACATTCAATTTCTACACCTCCTTTCTTTCCACATAACATAATCACAAACTAATTCTAACACTATTGCTGGACTCATTACAAACAACGTCAATAATACTGTGCTTACTATCTCATTCATTTCTGAGCATCTCCAAGTAGTCATCAATATCCAAAATCTCCAATTCTACATCTGACTTTAACCTAACTGCATTTCTCCTGACATACTTTGACAGTCCCTTATCATAAGTCAATGACTCTAACCTTAACTTGTATCCTGTGAGCCTACCCTTTAACTGCCATAAGTAACTGAAGGCCTGTTCAATCTCATCCTTACTGACCCTATATCCCATTACAACCTTGAATGCAACACTCCTTGCTTTACTGTATTCTTCATCAAATGCCAGTTTTACTAACTCATCTACAATCAACTTAATACTGACTACCTCATTCATGGTCAATCCCACCATATTACTACAACAACCTCATCCTCTGTTGACTGACCCAGAAACAATAAAGCCTCTATGTCTTCAATTACTTCAAACAGGTCATAATCCCATTCCTTTGCCACTTCCTTTAACTTGGGCAGTCTCTTTTTGTCAGTCAGTATGTACAACGTGTCCACATTATTAATGCCCTTTGGAATGTCCCTGAGCGTTACTCCAGTCGGCATCATAAACACTGAATCCCAAAGGTCTTTGTGCTTTAACAAATCCTTGGCAACTACTTCCCCAACCCTTGACTTCTTGACCAGTTCCAAATACAATTCCTGAACTTCATTCATTCAAAACCCTCCTTAACTCACTGAGAGCTTTTCTTAACTTACCAAAATCTTTTCCCTCTTCAATCTCATTCTCCAAAAGTTCAATTCCCATGTCGAGCATACTATCCAAGAGCCAATCCGGTACTTCCACCTTCTTATTTCCGACCTGAACAAAACATTTCATGCCTCAACCCTCCTTATCAATATTATCTTTCCTTCAATCTTACACTCCGCACTCTTATAGCCATTCGCCTTTACAACCTTCTTAAAGAGACTTCCTCCTTTTCTAAACAATACTACAAACTTCATTCTTCATACCTCCAATAACACCTTTACAACCTGAAACGTGCTTTTCATTTCCTCGTCAAAACAGTCATTTATCCATTTCTGGGCAGTTTTCTTAAATTCAAAAATCCCTGTTGCTGGCTTCTGGGCAATACAGTCCCAAACTATCCATCCAACCTTATACTTCTTTCCTCTTATCTCCTTCATTCTTCATCCCTCCACATGTCATACACATAAATCCTACTGGACAAGTCATCAAACTTTACATCTATTCCCTGTTTCCAATCCTTACCTCCCCAACTGAAACTGACTTCACCAAACTTATCAATAACTTCCCCAAGTGTCATTTCACCCATCCCTTTAAACTCCTTAATTGCATCATTGGACAAACTCAATACTTGACTTTCCTCGCCTACCCTTCTATAGCCCAAATCAAAAGCACTAACCACAATCCACAATAAATCATCATAACCATCAAAAACTGCTCTGACTGCCTGTTTGACTGCCTTCTTAAAATTACTAAACCTCTTATAGGGCTTGACAATCATAACTTCCTTGCCAACCCAACCATCCTTCTTAATCTTCCTGACTTTCATTTCTTTTTCCCCCTCCTCAGTCAAAATAGGGCTTTCCTTCATTACTTTCCTTAACAAGCCATACAATTTCATTCTCAATATACTCGTTCATTACCCTGTTCCCTTCCACGTACACTTCGTATCCTCCATCAGGACTTAATAAAATCTCCACTTTGACTTTCTTCCTGCCTTTCCCAATTTTTCTTACTTTTCTCATCTCAATTCCCTCCTTAAATTCCTCAATATGCAATTCGTTTTCATCCTTTAAAAGTTTTTTGTTCAAAATATTCTTTAACAGCCTTTTTCTTATTCTCATTTGTCTTTACTTTATCATTTAAATACTTCAATAAAGCCTCCTGGACTGCCTTGCTGACTGAACCCTTTTTATTCCCATAAACATACCTAACTGCTTCCTTGAAAATCTCATAAACATCATCATTAACCTGAATAATCACCTGAACTGGCTCATACTTCTTACTTTCATCAACCCGACTAACCGACCAATCAACCAATATATCCTCCCAAAGCTTACTTGGTATTCTTTTCCTGCCCAGTTCTTTTCTTACCATATCAATATTGGCCTTATTAACTATAGCAACTATCCTTTTCATTATTACCACCTCTTTTTTAGGATACAACTTAATAACTTACAATTCTTTATGTCTTTTTTAGTTTATAACTTAATAAATTTTTTGTTTTTAAGTTCTATCATAAAAATAGTTTAGTTTACAACTTAATAAAAATACATACCATAAAATCATATTCTCATATTCATATATTGTATTCTTATATTAATATATCAGAATTTCCAGTCCAGTATAGGCATTTTCCAGACAATATTCCTGAAAGGGCAGTTTAGAGGCTTTCTTTTCAAAAAACCAGAAAGGAGACAGAGTATTTTAAATCTGGATTCAGAGCAGTTCTTTTCGTTTATACAAGCCTTTAGAGCAGTCCATTTACACTGGGTTTCATTTTTCAGTCCAATTTGCCTTAAAATAGGTGGCCTATTTGACACAAATTCATATCCTTTCGTCATTGGCCTTTAATGGCTTTCTTTGTCTTCCCAATATACGCCACATACATCTTATACATACCGGAGCTTCAATAATATACCAGCCATACTTGTATTTAGTTATGAAGTCAGTCCATAATAACTTGCCACAGACAATGCATTTCTCAGAGCCTAATGGAATTATCGGTTTTGCCTTTACTCCAATATAAGAGGGCAGTCTCCTAAAATGGTCATCACATAAATAAAATCCTCTGGCTGTATCCAGTAGGTCAGTTGTTCCACAGAATATACACATTTTATTCCCAATTCTACTTCTTCTATCATCAGTTATGTCAAATGGTCTTAATCTCAATCTTAACTTTCTTTTTCTTTCCTTTTCCAGATTCATGTTCATTCACCTTTTTATTTTTATTATTCCGCCTGCAACCAATATAAGTCACTTCTGTCGCTAACGTCCTTTACAATCCGTTCTATCGGATTTGGGGTTTTCTCCGGCTTTTTCTTCTTTTTGCCTTTTCTTAAACTTTCCAATTCCTCACTTAACATCTTTAACGTCAATCCGCCAGCCTTTTCTATTATAAACCTCATTATCATACTGTCAGAGTATTTTCCTTTATTTTTCTTGTCCAGTTCAGCCTTTACATATTTCCAGCCATACTTTTCCTTGTCTATTTTTATCAATAAATCCCTGACTTCATCTAACAAACCCTGCTCTGTACTACTCCAATAAAACGTCTTTATTTTTCTTTTTTCTTCAGCTATCTTGGGCATTACTATCACACTCACTTAATAACAATTTTTCAAGATACTCCCACTCTTTCGAATTGATTGCGACAAAACCTCTTTTTCTCTTAACTTGCTTCGTTTCTTTATCAAACTTCTCAACCAAATGAACATTCACTGAAACATCAACTTCCCATTCGCCAAAGTCAAGACTCGCATCGACATAATAAAGTTTTCCATCTTTTGTTTCAATAACTGCTTCTGCATATCTAATAACTCTTGAAACTGTTCCCCTATATCTCTTTCCCCACAAAACTTTACAACCTTCAAATCTATTCTCCATGATTATCACGCTCCTTTCTTTTTCTTTCTTTCCATTCATAAATATATTCCTCATTCTCTTTGGCAAATTCAATCACTGTCTTATATATCTTTGTCCTTTCAAATACTGTTTTGAACATTTCAAATGCCAACCAACACATAAAACTTGCTAACAATAACAGTACTGCACTAACTACTACAAAACCAACATACGTAAAAATCTTTAAAATCAATTCATATGACATAACTATCACCTTACTCATCCCACTCTTCAGAAATTAACTTCTTAATTAACCCTTCTAACATCATTAAGACTGCCTTTTCATCTCCAACCAAAACTGTATCACTTTCATCTATTTCCTCAACTTCAACCACATACTCCATACCATCATCGCCAGTAATTCTCCATTCGTCATAACCCACAATATACTCAAAGTCCATGTCATTCAAAATGTCATTAACTATAATTTCATCTAACCCAAATACTGTAATACTTACTTCAAACTCATCATCACGTTCTCTACCATAATCATCATTATAATATCTTTTTACTTTAACTAAAACTGCCATTTCACCACCCCCAATATCTTTCGTAACCAACATCACCATAAGCTTTCGTTTCAATCTCTGTAATCTTATCAGTTAATTCATCTAAATCAAAACTGGCTGCATATACTCTCTGACCATAACCTAACGTCATAACTGCACCATAAACTGCATAAACTGTCGCATCTGAAATATCATCATGACCTTCTGGCTTCTTTATTACTCTAATCTTACCACTACTTGTATACTTAACTTCGTAATTCAAGAAATGCTCCAATAACTTACTATCATTTATCAACAATAATTTGCCTTCTTCAAGCAACCTCTTTGTTGTCATATACATTTCTACTCTTTCCCTGCCACTTACTTTTACATCATTAACCATACTTCCCAATTTCTCAACCAATACATCATAAACACCGGCTCCAAGTCCATTCGCATCAACAAAAATCTTTTCTGGTTTCCATTTCATATTCAAATCCAATAACCAACCAATTGTCTCATTTAACGGTCTTTTCTGTCTATAATACAAAGCATGCATCTCAAACGGAGCTTCCTCATCACCTTCTTTAACACCAATAAGAACAACCGCAGTCATATCTTTACCGAATCTTGCCAAATCAACTCCCATAAAATAACGATACCCCGGAACAGGACTGCCAGTTCTCTTTAACTTCATTGCCCTACGAACTGCATCCAAACTGAACAATCCTTCTTCAGTCTCTTCAACAAACTCACCTAAAATCTCACGTCTGAATTCAATTTCTGTATGACTTGCCCTATACTTTTCAATCCATTCTTTTCTAATCAATGGATTCTTATACGAACTAACATGATACTTACTCCAGTCTGAACTTGTCCATGCTCTATAGAAATATCCACTAGGCGTATATGGACTGCCCAATAATATCAATGTCCCATCTTTAACTGCCAGAGACGGTTCAATTGCTGTAAAAACCTCATCTGGAACATACGCGGCCTCATCAACAATTATCATATCAGCAGTATAACCACGAATATTCTCCTGAACCGCAGGCAAACAATGAATACTACTTCCATTCTTAAAAACAATATCATGCATTGTCAATCTTACCACATCATTCATTATCAAATCCTCATTCATCAAAAAACTCCTTATTTTATCGAACAATATTTTTGATTGTCTAAATGTCGGAGCAATTACTAAAATCACTTGATTTTCATGTGTCCAAGCTCTCCACAGAGCCTTTAATGCAACAATCGTACTTTTTCCAATCTGACGCCCTGCAACAAATATCAACCTCTTACTCTGGTCAGCCAAAAACTTTCTCTGATACGGAAACAATTTAAATCCACTAATCCACTCAGCAAAACCAATCGGATACTTCTTACTCAATTCTCTTAACTTTTCTTTAACATATTCAATATTCACATTTCACCACCTTACTCCTCAACCACAACTGGAACTTTACTTTCCTCATCCTCTTCCTCTTCCTCAGAAACAGACCGAGCAAATATCTTTTCAATTCTCTGAAGCTTTTCTTCCCATAAGTATGCTTCTTTTTCTTCATTTACTTTCTCTTCTCTAATACGAACAGTTCTAAACCTTTCTGGATACTTTATCTTCATATACTTCTCAATTAACTGAGCCAGACTATCCTCTAACTGCGTTACTGACCTATCAATAATTCCCTGTTGCTCTTCTAACTTCCTTGCAAATACATATCGTTTAAACTTTTCATCTATTAAAAACCTCATTATTTCTTCTATTTCAAGACTTACACCATATTTTATCTTAATTTGCTCAATTAAATCATCTATATCTGACTGCGCCATACCAATATTCACCTCATAATCCTCATAAAACTCTTGAGCTTTCTTCCACTCCCACATAGACAGTTCATTCAGAACATGATAATCTCCTTTCTTAATCTTTTCAAAATCAAAACCATACTCTTCAGCTTTACTCTTTAAAATTATCTGACCCTCTTTCCAATGTACCATTTCAACAATATTGTTTCTGAACAAACTAACTTTACCATATCTCCCTGCAATCCAAGAAGTAACATCACAACTATATGCCAAACCAGCTATACTTCTCAAATCACCCGCATATCCAAACACATGAACTTTAACATCCTCATTAAACCTCTTAGCTTTTCTTAACGAATTCAAAACCCTATCTCTTACAAAAACTTTATCATTTCCACCGGCAAAACCACCAAAAGCAACATAATCATAAACTTCAACATACTCTCTCATAATATCATCACTTTCTCCATAATGCCAGACAGGGACAGGCCTTAACCCATATTCATCCTCTAAATATTCTTGATTTCTTTTAGTTTCATTTACATCTAAAACATCAACATTAGCATACGCAAATAAATACTTTTCATTCTCAAGCAACCACTGAGCATACTCATCAATATATGTCATTGGAACAGAATCTACTTTATGTTTTGTCCTGAACGTAAAACCACCACTATCAATAAAAATACTAACTCCCAAATCATACAAATCACTGATATCAATATTCTTTTCTTTCAAATAATAAAAAGACATAAGAACATACTTTGGCTGAACTTTCTTTACCAAATCAATAAAAGACTCAGCACCTGCCAAAAACACCTTCATATCTCAACCCCCATTTTTCTTAATGCTTCAAACGTCTCTCTTATTCTTTTTCTACTGTAATGACTATATTCTCCTTTTCTTTCAGCCTCTTTATACTTCCTCACTAAACTCTTAGCTACCTCACTCTCAGCTGGATTAACTTTCCAATACTTACTCCAATCCAAACCTGCATTAACATACGCTATCCATCTCTTGAAACAAGTCGAACACTTTCCACATGCCCATTCATCAGGGTCATAACAAGTAACAGTCTTAGAAATAACTTCCTCAGTATATTCTTTTCCATACATATCAACCATCCATTTCAAAACTTCCGACTTACTCATTGTAGCAAACGGAGTTTCAACCACAATATCTTTATCCATAATATACGACAATATTCCACTTGTCAATTGGAAAAACACCATATTCTTATCAGGCATATATCTATGCATTTCACCATCCAAAGCTCCTAACCAGACCCTATCCGCAAAAAATGCTCCAAGATATGCAATCAATAAATTTCTGCCTGGAACAATCTGTTTATCTGGCGTCGGAACATTCCCAATTTCTTTTCTCAAAAGGTCAAAATCAAACATTAAAATATCACTCTCAATATACGGACTTAACATCTTAATCGCTTTCTGTTGCTTCTCCTCATATGGCTCACCAATCGCCAAATGTATCATAACTACATCCTCGGGCTTATATTCATTCTTCATAGCATAAAACCAAGCAATTGTCGTATCCATACCTCCTGACCACATTATGGCAAGCTTATACCTTTTATACGGAACAGTATGTTCCCAAATACTCATACATCACACCTCCAAATCCTCAATTCCTATCACTTTCCTTCTTTCATCCACATACACATCAAATCTTGGCTTTCCCATTATTAGATAATCATACTTTACACCATTCAACTTTAACCAAGCTTCAGTTACTGGACGGTCTTCCTCAAGACGGGCAGTAAATATTACAATAATGTTACCCATATCAAACAACTTATTTACTTTCTCAATATTTTCTTTAATTGGTTTTCTCTTTATCATTCCTCCTGGTCTCCAATCACCTTCTTCACAGAGCACACCATCTAAATCAAAAGCATAAATCTTTCTTTCCCTCATACTCTCCACCTTGAATAACTTTTTCTTTCTCCTATAACAAAATCTATCAAATCCCAAGGAAACAATATCCAATTACTTTCCTCTGCTACTATCGAACACATATACTTCTCCGGTCTATATTTTGCCCTATCAATACCATCAACAATAACATAAATGTCATAATCATATCCCTTGAACATTTCCTCAACAATTTTCATTGTCTTACCAGTTGCAAGCACATCATCTACTAACAATATTTTCTCTGACTTATCAGGAACTGGATATACCCCATTCTCCTTTCCCAAAACAACATAGGACAATCTCTTATCGTGCATCGTTGCAAGCATTCCAGCCAGAATAATTCCTGCTCTTCCAATACCAACAATTCTATCATATTTATCAATACCTTCCAATTGCAGAAGCATTTCATACACTTTCCCATAATCCAAATATGTAACTTTCAACTCAACCACCTCCCCAAATCAATATCTTTTCTTTTTGGCTTTAATCTTATATTATCAAATACTCCATCCCCATTCCTCATATGTTTTTCTAAATCCAAATATTTAAACCTTTTGCCAGATTTAAGCTCCTTATTTAATTCTTCTAAACCCCATTGAAATACCAATAAATTCATAAAAGACACTTCTCTCCAGTCTTTCAAACCAAATATTTTCTCATAATCTAACCCAAGCTCAATTATCTTTTCTTTATTTTGTTCTAAAAACTTTCTATACTGACTTGCCACAACCTTCTTCTTATCATCTGTACCTCTCTTACTATTAAACGAAATCTGAAGACTTCTTACTTGACTTTCCCCATCTATAACATATACAACACCATATCTCTGAGCAGATGCCCAAGCAGTACTATCAGCACTATTCAATATTTTCTCCAATGATAACTGTCTCAAAACATTCCAACGAGTCATACCAAACCAATGTATCCATTTTGCACCATTCTTCTTAACAAACCTAACTAACTGCATTATATCCTCTGGTCTTTTATCTAACTGTTTCCAAGGAAATCCAAACTTATCCCCATACTGCAACATTTCAATTACTCCTTTTTCATTTTCCCCATGCCAAACCAAAACAGGCTCCAGACCTTCTTTAATGAACATCTCTCTCCACTCATTAACTTTCTCTGTTCCAACAACTAACTGTAAATCTAACTCAGCATAAACATCAAACAAATCAATATTTCTCTTTAAAAATCTTAGATATTTTCTAAAATACCAGTCATATCTCTTATACTTCATAATTTGTAAAACTTTCTCAGAAGGCTCAAACTTCACTATTCCATTCATCCACCATAACGCTTTATTAAAACTAAACGCACCACTATCCAACATTAACTTAACATCATACTCTTTCTTCAATAACTTTAAATATTTCATCACACTACCTTCAAGACCAATAAACGTCACCAAAACTCCTGAAACATTAAACCCATTCTCCATTACCTCTATCAATCTCTTTAACCTGTCAGTACTGTCAAACCCTGAATAAAACAAAACCAAATCACTCAATAGCATCAACCTCCTATATAAATCCTTTATAAAGTTTTGTTAATTTTACTTATCTTACTAACTCCTTCTCTAACTCTTCAATCTTACTTTTAATATACACTCTAACTATCGGCACATTCTCATTCTCCAAAACTTTCTTCAGTCTCTCAATCTCCTTCTTTATTTCAATCTTACTCCTATTTAAGTATATTTTCATCTTGGCCACCCCTCAGTTGTCCATTTCCATTTCCACTCTGTACTATCATACGCAGGCGGAAAACTATTTACCTGAGACTCAAAACCACCATCCTCTCTAACATGGACTTTCTTCCCTATTACGCACTTTTCAAAATCAAACACTCCTAACTTCTTTAAAGCTTCAATCATATCTCTAAACTCATAATACTCTTCCTCACTACTAAACTTAAGCGCATATTCAACAATTACCACTGGCATACTCAAACCTCCAACACTAAAACTTCAAACTCATTAAAGCCATCATTAACTACATACAATACTTTACCTTCAACTTCAATTTTCTTAATGACATTCCAATGCTCATCCTCTATCCACTTCTCTACATCGGCCATATTATCAAACTTAATAACATCAATCAGTTCTGGTCTCTCCATTATGAAATGCAGAAAATTTCCTTTCAAAACAATGAACATTGCTTAACACCTCCTAACTTAACCTTAAAATCATCCCCTTTAAAATCAATAACTGCATAACCATGACTACATACTCTACTATCAACTCTTACATAAACTGTTGGTTTAAATGTTTTCACATCATACGTAACTGGCTCAGGCAAATGCATATGTCCATTCAACCAAACCTTTGGTTTAACCATTTTAACAATAAAATTCATTACTGCCAAATACTCTTGCGTTCTTTTCTTACCAAACTGATACCATGGCACTTCATGACTTATAAAAATATCTACTTTTGACCTCTGATGCTTGAAAGCCAAACGAACTGCATCATCCAAACTTCTATGATACCATTTCCTCTTTCTATCTGTTCTAAATCCAAAAATGCCATTCCATACCAATATTCTCAACCCATTATAAAACACATGCAAACCGTCTGCCAACCAATACTTACTTAATGCTTTATCGGACTGAACAAACTCTGGCCTATCATGATTACCATAAATTGTATAAAACTGAACTTCCAAACCTTCAATATCTTCTGGTCTTAATTCTCCACTATCACCAGCACATAACAACATATCTGGCCTATACTTTCTAACTAACGCTTTTAACCAATTTAACTGACCATATTTATTATCTTCTTCAATATGTAAATCACTGACAAATAGTACTCTGACCACCCTTATCACCTTTCCACATCCAACACAATATACAAATTATTGTCCTTTTCTTCAAACTTAATACTTGCCTTTTCTCCTACTACTTGCTTCATTCTCTTTGCCACATCCATATATCCTTCCAAAATTTCATTTGCTTTCTCCACTGTCATTTCCATAACCTCTTCCCATTTACTATCTGATTGCAAATACTTTTTAACTATTTCATCAATTACTTCATTCCTCTTATACAATACTACTTTATCTCCATGGTTCTCAAACTTTGTTATCATATATCCAATTCCATCATTCAATTTTACTATAATTTTCTTATAATCTCCAATATTAATCTTTTCAAACATTCTCATCACCTCCCATAAATCAACCTCAAAGCCTCATCTTTTAAACTACCAATACCTTTTTCAAAACTTTGTTTATCATACCTTATCGCACTTGTAACCATTGTACTTTCATGTTCTCTAACTCCCCTAATTATCATACAAGTATGCCTTGCCTCAATAACAACCATTAAAAATCTTGGTCTTAAAACTTTAAACAAATAGTCCGCTATTTCTTCTGTTAACTGTTCCTGAATCTGAGGTTTACTCGCAAACTTTCTAACTACCCTTGCCAATTTACTTACTCCAATCACCTTTTCACCTGGCAAATATACAATATGAGCTACTCCAAAAAACGGCAACATATGATGACTGCACATACTATGCAACGTTATATTCTTTAATATTACTAACTGGTCATACTTATAAACTGTTCCTCTATCACCACCATTATCAAATAACGTAAACCTATCATACTGACTATTCTCATGCCATTCCTCATAAAACTTTACTATTCTACTTGCAGTATTCTCTAATTCTTCCTCATTAAACCAACCCAATTCATCATGCAATATTTCAATCAGTTCTTGAATCTTATCCTCAATTTTACTCCAACTCACCATTATTATCACCTCAAGTAATCATACAGCCTTTTGTAAAACAACTGTTGAAAATCTTAATGGTTGTTTTATGAATAATAACCTCGAATTTTCTAATGGTTGTTATTTAACTCAATTTCTGCATAACTTCTTGAATCTTCCCATACCTTAACTTTAACTTTCTCAATATTATCATTTGCATTCTTAACTATCTGACCAGCAATATATTCTGCAATATTTTCAGCTGTTGCATTACCCTCAATAACTATATACTGCCCTTTATTCAAAATCATTTTACTACCATTTAACGTTTCAACCTCAACCAACCCCTGTTCAAACTTTATTGCATCCTTTGGTACAATAACAGCATGGTCTAACTTCTTAACTATTGTCTTTAAATGATTAAAGTCAAAAATCATTCCATTATCATCTAACTGTCCTTCTATCTCCACCTCTACTTTATACTCATGCCCATGAATGTTCAAGCATTTACTACTATACGGCAAAATTAAAAAATGAGCACTGTCAAAACTATCAGACCAATATATTTTTCTTTTTACTCTCCAAACCCTCATTTTTCTTCACCTTCCTTTTTCTTTCTTCTCCTTACTTTCTTCTTTGGCTTTAATTTCTTAACTAATTCCTCACAAACTTCTTCCTTACTGAAATAGTATCCTTCTTTACATCTTACTTCAACTTTAATTCCTGTCCCAGTTATTACATAAAACTTTTTCAAACCTTCTGGAGACAAACCAATATATTCAGCCTCTACATATACTTTATCACCTATCTTTAACTCTTTCATTCTTCATCACCCCCTAAACCATCTAATATCATTAATACCTCAACAAGTTTATCATATTCATCCAATTTATCTGCTAATTGCTTCTCATAAATTTCTCCTTCAACGTCTCTAATTAAATCAGCTACATACCTAATAATCTTCTCATCAACCTCCATACTACATCACTCCTTAAACTATTTAATATCATTCATTTATTTCTTCATCCTCAGGTTTCTTTGACAAATAATATACTTTCCAATCCTTGAACATCTTGTCTTTATCAATAAAAACAATTTTATTTTTTGTATCAAGAAGTACTATACCAAACATATCACTTGCAGACGCATAATATGCACTAATGTGTCTTGCATGCTCATCTAATAATCTGTTATACCTTTCCAAAAGTTCTTTCGTAACACCTTTTAAATAAACCATTTCCTCTTTCATTTTCTTAATCTCATCTTTTAATTCTTTAACTTCATCCTTCAACTTCAAAACATCCAATATCATTTTCAACCCCTCCTTGACATTCTCCACATTAAAAACTTCTTCTCAGCCTCATTTGCCCTATCCTTATCCATTTTTGATGCCCACCAAAAAGCAAACAATAGTATTAATATTCCAATTCCTGCTGACAATAGCACTAACCCTAACAATACCAAAAACACTAACAAAGCTGACGCAGACAATGGTGTCTTGTTCAATTCATCTGCCAACTCATTTAAATATTCTAACTCTTCCTCTTCCGTAATATTATACTTTCTAACCATATCCTTATACCATTTCTCTACAGATGACTTCCATTTTCTTTTTCCAAACCCAAACATTTTTATCAATCCTCCTTCCATTCATGCACCCTCAATACTATCTCATCCCCAAATTTCTTAATTAATTCATCATCTGACATACTTGAATAATTTTCATATGCATCAAAAATAAAACCTCTTAATACACCTTTCTTTATTCTCCTTACACTTGCAACTACAATATTCCATTCCTTACCTTCATACACTTGCGTTCTACCTTTATCAACAATAATCAATTTCCAAAACTTTTCCATACATACCACCCCTTAACTTTTCCACATCCTATCCGAAAGCTTTCTTAACGTCTTTTCTAATTCACTTTCTTCCAAATCCATAATACTTGATAACATCACATACAAAACTATTACTACCAATATATACAACACTATAAACTTCATTAAGACAACGTCCACTTGCTCACACTCCCATCATACTTTTCCCAAATACCCGAACATGAAGACGGTCGGAAACATTCACTCCCAATTCCTTAGCTAACTGCCAAACTTTAACTGCATTCTTTTCAAGTTCCTCTTTAGTTGCACCATACGGCATTAGCCAAATATTATTCTGTGATACTCCATATACTTCAACTAACCATCTAACTTCAGGTCTTATTCTATCATACGACCAAAACGCACTGTCCTCTGGAACATCTCCAACTACATATTTCCAGTCAACCAATTCATTATTTACAAAATTCTTATATGCCTTCTTTTCATATCCTCTTTTAGGACTTACCACAATTTTATCAATCTTCAATAAAAAATCTGGCATGGGCTTTATTGTTCCATTCGTCTCAATCTGAAACAGACCCTTACCAGTCCCTTCTAACTTCCTCATTATTTCTATCATCACATCTTGGTATATCATTGGCTCTCCGCCAGTAAATACTACTAACTTACCATTGCTTGCCAAATACTTCAATACTTCAACTGTAATTTCATTTACTGTCATTAACTTTCTTACTCTGAAATCAGTATCACAATATTTACATTTACCGACCAAATTACATCCTGCAAACCTAACAAACAAAGCCCTTTGTCCCATAAACCTTCCTTCACCTTGAAAGCTTTCAAATATTTCAACTACTGGAATTTTATCTTTTATCCTTTCATTCATTACTTTCCTACCTCCTTTTATCTACTCAACACTATTAACAACATTAACCCTATTACTATTGAAACTACTACTGAAACTACAAATCCTAACCAGAACGTCCAGGCCATCCATACTCCAATCTTAGATACTAACAACCACTTAAATCCAATATAATATACCGCTTGCCCAACAATTGGCACCATTCCTAACAATGCAAATACTACTGCCAACAATCCTACACCCAGACCAACATACCACGGCACTCCTAACTTCCATGCTTCAATTAAGGCAAATGCAATTACTAACAAACCTAACCAACCCAAATTCAAATTTATCTTAGCTTTACTATCCATTATCTCTCCACCTCCATTTTCTTTAACACATCTTCCACAAACATCATCTCCTTAAAAATTTCATCAATCTTTAACATTGCCTTCCTCAATAACACTATCTGCTCATATTTACTATCAACTTGTCTGACCATTTGACCAAACTCCCTTGACCTAACATCCAAATCAATAACCTCTTTAATGTCATTCCCCATTTCACTATAATACTGCTGAATTATTTTCGAAATGTCATTCTTATACGAATTCAAAATTTCAGCCAAATCTTCTAACCTATCGCTCATTCAAACACCTTCTCTTTTCTCCAATCTTTACTTACAATCTCATAAAAATGCTTACCAATCTTCTGCCCCAATTCTGAAATCAACCTATCTTCACTTAAATTAATTACCGCCTTAACTGAACCATATTTATCAAGTACTTTAGCTGCTTTTTTCAGTCCTATGCCAGACACAGCGAACAACATATGCATTGCTTCTTCTTTTTCAGTTCTTAATTCTTTCTTGATTGCCATTGGCATTAACTTCTGCTTTTCTTTACCTGCCCTATCCTTCAATCTTTCTAACGCCAAAACAGTCTCATTTCTATTCCATGTTCTGATTAAACCAATTCCTTTCTCTGCAATCTCAGCCTGAATACCAAACCATTGCTGTGGTCTTAACTTAGCATATCTTGCCTTATACCTCTGAAAAACACTACCCTCCAAAATGACTAACCCGTATGCGGGAACATCATACTGATTAGACAAATCCTCTGCAACTAACTTAACTCTATCTAACTGTTTCCAAAACCTACCACCAGCCTTACTTTCTTGACCATGAATACTATTCAACATATCAGTCAATGTCTTTCTCTCAATAACATATATTCTCTGATTACCAATAATAATGAAGTCAACTCCAATATCTTCTACTCTGTCAATCAATTCGTTTAACTTTTCCAATATACTATTTTTCTTTCGCCTTGATAATGCACGCTTAAACGCATTGTACTCACTATTATCAATAATTAACATTACATCACCACCAAAAATCTAACTTTATCTGACGCTTAACCTTTATTTCTGCCAAATTGTCTCTGCATAAATCTTTCCATAAACACCATTTGCACAAGGCATTTGGCGTTGCAGGTGGCAGTTCATTCTTTTCCAAAGCAGTCTTAATTTTTTCTAACCTATCCAGCATTTCTTTCTCAATTTCTTCCAACGGTCTTAACTCCCAGACATATGCTTTAACTTTAAACTTCTTCTTACCATCTTTATCTTTCTCATGTTGCTTTAAAATATACAAAACTGAACCATACTTCGGAACAATTCCATACTCTCGCCAAAACAATACTGAATACATCTCAACTTGCCTTACATGATTACCATACGGCTGTGAAGGAATATAACTCGTACTTTTCTTATCTACTATAGCAACTTCTCCATTATACTCAACAATTTCATCTATCTGACCCTTTATACCGTAATGTTCAATTGGCAATTCATACCCAAGCACACCTAACATCATATCATTTTTATCAAAAACATAATACTTATCATCCTCACCTTTCTCAATTCTAACATCCCTTAAATCAGGTATTACAAACCAGCCATTCTCATTAATTGCAACATTACTAACAATAATTGAATGATACTTGTGCCCTAACCAAAACGTATGTGCTTGCTCTAATGTTAAATCCCTCTCTTGACCATTCGACATTTCCTTCATTTTCAAATTATAAAAAATTTGCCGAAGACAAGGCGAAACCAAATCCGTAACATGAATTCCTGACCTATCTGAACCACTTATTTCATCAAACAGTCTATCAATGTATCTTTTCTCTATGAATTTACCTAAACCAGACAAATTATCACCTCAATTTAACCTTATTTAAATCTATATCAGACTTTACTTTATACTTACCATCATTAACCTCTAAATATTCTACCAGTTCATCCCATTCAATACCTTCATGCTTTGCCATTCTTTTTAATGGACTTTCTGCCATACTACCAACCCTCTTAATAAACTGCAAAATATTGTAAACTTTCTGAGACATAACAACTCCAGAATCATTCTCAGATGACCAACCAAAATCATCCAAAAGGTCTACTTTTCTTACTTCATTTTGAACTACCACCTCTTGAACATTATTCTCTGAAGACCCATTACTTTCTATCCTCTTCTTTAAATCATGACCATTATATACCATTCTCATATCTAACGCCCTTGTTGATACAAACCCCTTTACCAGAACCAAATCACCTAACTGAACATCTGGAGCATCATCAGTAAATACTCCATCGACCTTCACTTCGCCAGTTCCATCAGAAACAGTAAATACCAACCTTGTCAAAAACACTGGACTTGTCTGCTTATTCTTAATATGTTCACATGGATTTCTTACCGAACGCTTACATATCGGACAACCCTGATACTGAGACTTTTCAACATTAATAACAATTCCTTCAATTGAAAACCTCGCACCTCTCTGTAAATCACATATCTTTACCTTTGGGTATTCATTAGAATCTACAACATATCGTCCTCCATACCTCTTTTGCCAGAGCAATTTAGCCAATTCCAATTTGTCTTCCCACTCGCTTCCATAATTTTCTTTCATAAATTTTCTCAATTCTTCCTCAGTTGGCTCTTTCATTTTTAAACACCTCCTTATAGCCAAAATCTTTACTAATTTTTAAAACATGAACATCTCCAGTTCCACCATCCTCATCGCAACCTAATAGATATTCTTCTCCATTCGTCGTACTTACATGTGCATAATACCATATCAACTTCATTCTATCACCCCATTAAAAACTTTACCAATTTCTTAACGTCTTCATCATCAATCCTCATAGAAATATCATACTCCACTCCTTTCTCTCCAAAAATCAAAATACGGAAAGAAGCCCCTTCCTGACCCCTTTCCACTATTAACTTTGCGTCATTACCAAAACTATCGCATCCCCCAATTCCCAAAACTGACATTAATTTCACCTCTAAACATTACTTTCAACGCATTTTATTTCTAACAAGATACGTTGCTGCTTCATGCAAAACCTTTTCAAGTTCCAGAGCCTCATTAATACTCAACTTGAAAACTCCTCTTGTTCTTTCAGCACCTTTCTTACCTATACTAATCACAATATATATTGCATTCTCATCTACAGACACTTCCATTATCTTATACGAACCATCATCTTTTCCAAATCTTCTAATCTCAGTCAGCTTCTTTCCAAAACTATATTCACCAAACGATTTTGCCATTTTCACACACCCCTTTAATGTTTTTTACTCCAAAATTTTTAAGATTTTTTATTCATCTTAAAGAAAACATCTAACTTCATATTTCTACCTGCCCCAATACTATCCAAGATTCTTTTTACTGGCGCCATTATCTGTTTTTCCCAAATCGCATCATAATCTACTGGAATCTTACTTAAATCAACTCCTGGATAGACTGGCTCAACATCACCTCCTTTTACCCAGACAAACGTAACTTTCTGACCTGCAAAATCATACCCTTTTTCCTTTGCCTTAACATACGCCCTTACATGAGGCGGAGCATTACTATATTCTGAAATTCTTTTACTTAACGACTTTGCCATAACAATCTTATCATTATATTCTCCACTATATAACTTCCTCTTAACTTCACCTAAATATTTCATTACATCCTTCTTTGTTTTACCCTCCTTCAAAATCAAATCAATAACTTTCCATAAAACTTCTTTACTAAGCTCAGACCAATCAGACCGTCTTACTTCCAAACCTCTTACAATATATTCACCAGTTGTCTTTAAACCTACATATCTTTTCTTTGCTCCACCCCTATCACCTCCTTTCAAAAACAGCATTCCTGTTAAGACACATTCAAGCTTTACCTGAAACGGTGCAATCTCCTTATTTATTTCATCCTTAACGAATTCTGCAAACTGAACCACGGCATCAATATCAGGCTCAATTTCATTATCAAAAGCAATACCTAAATGACAGAACATAGAGTCAGTATTATGCACTAAAATATCATTTGCAAAAAACGTATGATATTCTTCAACTTCTAAGTCATAAACATATCCAATGTAGTCTGTAACCTCTTTGACTTTGACGACACGTTCAAACGAACTACTACCCCTTCCGTTATTACTTTTAACTAACAACATATCTACATTTATACTCAAATCTTTTGGTCTTTTAATTACTAATCTTTGGCCATCATTTGACAAAACCATAACTGAATGGTCTTCTGTAACTTTAACTGACTTCCCTGATTCTGTAATAATCTCATATATTTTTTTCTTTACTTTATGCCTAACCACACGAACAATCTCTTTTAAACCAACCTTCAAATCATCACTAACTGCATAAGTCAATAAATGCATATTTTTTAGATATATTTCTTCTTTCCCATCTGGTCTAACTTTAGCATACTTACTATATCTATTCCACAAGTCTTCAATTGCCTCTACTCGTTCATTTCCTGACAACGTATAATATCTAACTCTTGTATCCTTTGTTACACTATCGCCATACAACACTTTTAAAGCCAAATCATTCTCTATAAATGTTTTCATTCTCATTAGTACTTCTCTTCCCCCAGTCGTTATTGCCTCTGCCTTTTCTCTATTATAATATCTGAAACTGGGCGAACCAAACAAACCATACAAACCATTAGCCAATATTTTCTTTGCATTTTGCATAACATTATACTTTGGATTTTTAGTCTCTTTATACAACTTTTTATACTTTGCCCTGTCCTCTAACAACTGCCTTTCAATGTATGGCATTACTTCACCATTAAAGCCATCAATGTCAATATTCTTATGAATTATTACATTCGGATACAGACTATTAACATCATAATATCCAACATACTTATACAATCCTGGCTCTGGTTCAATAACAAATGCCCCTTTATACTTTTCCTTTTGTTTCTTCACCTTATCAATCGCAACATAACCTAATTCTCTAAGTCTCCATATTATAAGTGCATCACCTATTCTTGACTGTGTCAATATGTCAAGCGTCAAATTTGTCTGTCGAGCAATCTCAAACTTAACATCTGTAAAACCATACTTCTTATCAATCATATACAATAATTCAGAATCATACATATTATACTCTTCAAGTTCTTTTGGCATTTTTCTCATTTCATGAATTGCCTTACTCTTATGTTTGATTTTCCAACCCTCATGCCGACTAACCTCTTCCAAACTATAACTACTTAAACCCTTAACAGCAAACATATACTCGTGCATTAAATCAATAACGTTACAATGCCTTAACCATTCCAATTCCCAAAACATCTTTTTCATTCTTAACCTTTCTAACAAATGGTTATAGTCAAACTGAACATTCCAACCAACAATAACTGTCATTTCCTTTTCCATTAAGTATGCAACCATATCACCTAACATTTCCACTTCGTCATTATAATTGTCTATAAAAAACCACTCTCCATTTCCATTTCCATCATAAACTGCAACTGAAACAATCTCATACTTACCATACTCAGACGGAAAACTTTTACTATCATCAACCTCAATATCCAGATATGCAATATTTGACCTATCATAATCAATTATTAACTTCTTATCATGCAATAATCTTCTAATAAACGGAATATCAGACTCATACGTCTTATATCCAGCATCATTTAACTTCTCTCTTACTACTGGTATATGCTTCGGGCTTTTCGTAAAAAACTTAATTACCTCCATTCCAGTATCAGAAGCTTTCAAATCTACTTCTTCCCAATTAATAACTTCTTCTATACTTGACAGAACATTTACAACCCCCGATTTTCGTTCAACAAACGCATAAGGATATGCAGGCGACAGAACAGTTTGTAATCTTCCATTTATTATTCCTTTCAAAATTAACTGACCTACATTATCAAAATCATAACGAACTATTCCCTGAACTGAATATGACATTTAAACACCTCCTTTCTCAATGTCCTTAAAAATCCCGCCAATCCATCCCCATAGTAATTCATGAAACGGACATTTCCTTTGGTCATCAAACTGACATATTCCATACAATTTGGCTTTCTTACAACTATACGGATACATACCCCTTTTCAAAATGTAATTTAACTGATACTCAGTCAGACTTGGATTATAATCGTTTGCCAAACTAAACAACTGTTCAACACTTGCCTTATCCCAAACCCTCAATAAATACGTTGCTAAATGAAACCTCCACTCATGAAACAATTCTCCAGTCTCCAGAATCAAATCAATTCCTTTCTTAATACAGGGCGGTAACAAATCAAAACTATTCGAATGTTCCTTAACAAATTCATATACTAACTTCTGTCTTTCATCACTTACCACATATTCATTTGATTGTTGCACCCTCTCAATATACTCCTTATCCATTTCCTTTAAAAACTCGGCAAACCATGTATTATTAACAATCCAATTCTGAACTTCTGCCTCAAACTTTTTATCCATACTATTTATCACTATCTTATCTAACTCCCATTCAGGTTCAATCCTAATCATATGTAACTTAGTCTTACCATGAATACTTCCAACAATTCGAGCCATTCTATTCTTATCACCAACTACCCTTGTATCAATACTATCAATATTTCTGAAAACATCCACTGCCCATTGATATCTAATAATATCTGAATAATACTCCAAATGCGTTACTGGAAAATCAATATAAACATGAAAACATCTGCCTGTAAAATACCATCTACCAGCCAATCCTTCTTTCTCCAGAACATCTCTAACTTTCTGCATTTCTTCATAACTTTCCTCTATCTGGCTCCAATATTCATTTCCTTCATGAATATCAATATCTACAAAAACTGTATCAAACTTACTATATGACTTCTGCCACTGTGCAAATACATTAGCATATACATCAGTCCACTTATTCGTAAACAAATAATCATAAAACTCTACTTCATCCTTAACAACATACCTCCTTAAATTAACTTCCCTTGGAAATATTCTACCTAACGTATTTGCTCTTAACCATATATCTATCTCATCTTCTAATATCATTCTTGCTCCTCCTGTAACTTCTTTAATCTCTTTAATTCTGAATCTGTCAAGACATTCTGCCATTCTTCTTTAGGAACATCAATAAATCCCATTTCATTAATCTTAGCAACTGCATATTTACTCCATGGTACTGCATCTTCACTTCTTATTAACCAAAACTTTCTATATGCAATCCAATCAGCACCTCCCCTTTGAGCAATATATACTACTCTCTTAACATTATGTGCAACTGACAAACCACCTCTAAATCCAATCTGAGTTTCATACGGATTAGCTGGATTAAAACTTGCATGCAAAACAATCAACACTCCAACTCTATACTTCTCTTGCAGTTCAATTAACTTCTGTAAAATTCTACCCTCAATAAAACTCTTAGCTGGATTATTTTGCTGGTCAGGCGGAAATGCACTTCTTATCGGATTACTTAAACTGTCCAAAATTATAAAGTCAATCTTATATTTCTGAATATCTTGTTCAATTAACGATAAATCCAACGGCCTATATATGACTTCTATTTTAGCCCCTTTCTCTTTTTTCTTTTTCTTCTTTTTCTTACCTTCCTTCACTAATGCCTCTGGCTGTAATTCTTCCTCACTAACTTGCTTTGTAACAAACTTAACTTCAAAACCAAGATACTGAGCCAATGTCTCTAACGTTCTTCTACTTTCAAAATACAAGTCTTTCAAATTAGCTCCAAACCGCTTAGCAAAAATCGGAGCCCATTTTCTAATCATTTTTTCGCCTGAACCCTCAGTTTCAACATACAACACTTTATATCCTTGACTTATCAAGTATACTGTCTCCTGAACAGAAAATAACGTCTTACCACGATTCGGCGGACTGTAAATTGCAAATAACTCACCAGAACTATACGGACTGCCACCGAACATTTCATTCAAACATTCTAAACTACTTGGAAACTCTCTAAACACACTTTCAGTCTCCCCTATTGAAATCGCCAAATCATTCCACCTCCTATCAACTTCTGATTTTAACCATTTTAAATGTTTACATCTCTTATATACCCTAAATCCAATACAATCACAATATCCTTCATCATGCCAATAATCATACACTGTCATATACAGACCTTGACTACCCTGAACTACCGCACTTACCATACCATGATATGGCAATAAATACAATTCCCTTACATTTATTTCTTTATCCTTCCCCATTTGCCTCCCTACCTACTTAAACACTTCATTTAACTTACTTTCAACCTCTTTAACATCTTCCTCCATTTTTTCTAAATCTGCCCATTCCGCTTCAGTCTCAACCTTCTTAACCAAATCATTTAAAGCTTCCTTTGTAGGCACATAACCCATATAAACATTATCACCATTAGCATATAGAACTGCAACACCACCATACTTACCAACAATAGAATATAAACTCAATAATTTTTCCGCAACAAACTGAACTTCAACAAAATCAATATTTTCTGGCATTTCCATTTAATCACCCCACAATCGCATACTTCTTAATTCTACGTTCATAAACCAAAAACTTAAACGGAACACCTGCCTCAACTAACATTCTACTTACCAATGCATTATGAAATGCTGACCCACTCGTAATCAAATATATTTCATCATCCTCAGTCAATCTACTCATTAATTCAGCAATCCTTTCATTTACTTTCTCCTTTAAAGCTACAATCTGCGGTGCACTTGCATAATTCGTAATTACATTATCTGCCATCCAAACTATCTCAAATGGCTCACCATCATCAAACGTTACAGAAACTTCCTTACTAACATCAAATTTAACAAAGCAAGGCACTAATACATACCTCATTCATTCACCCCCTTATTCAAAAACTAAAATGATTAAAGCTCACCACTATATCTGCTCAATATCACCATTATTTCATTCAACTTATCAAACCTATCAACTTTCGTCTTAAAATCTAATCTATTATCTTGCCAAACCTTCTTTGCTAATTCTTCATACATCTGTTTCAATGTCATAACTTCACCCTTCTTATACTTATACCAGACTGGTTCCCAATGTTTCTTTGGAAATCCTGCCTCAATAAAATCTCTGACATCCTGCTCCATATCCTTAATCTTAAAATTGCCTAACTGTTCAATAAACTTCTTATACTCCTCTGCTTCTCCCAATATTACATCAATAGCATTTGTCAATTCATTAATAAACTTCTCCACATTCTTCGTATGCCTCTTATAGACTTGCTGAAACCTTCTAACCTTAAAAACAGTATAAACTCCATTTAACTTAATTGCCAGGTCTATACGAAGTGCCATAGAACCATCAACACTATTATGGATAACTGCCGCTATATCAGATTCTTCATTTGGCTTTACAAACATATGAATTCTTCTTAATGACTTCCAGACTACATCAGCCAAATATCCTTTCTCATTAGCATACTTCCTAACTATCTCTTCTAACCTTTCATTCTCAACCAAATGGTATCCTCTACTAACTATAGCCAATAAACTTCCATTCTTTAATATTGCTTTGTATGGTATTTTCTCTCCTCTGAACTTTAGATACTTTTCTGCATACCCATATTCATGCTTAACTGTCTTTTCAACTCCGAATTCAACTACTAATTTCTCAACTTCATCTTCATTAACTTCTTGAACTTCCTCTTTAACTTCAACCTCACCCCCAGTCAATATTCTATCAATTCCTTTTCTTAACATTTCAAAAGCTGACTTATAATCATACCTACCAACCAAATTCATTTTCTCATTTTCAAACTTATACACTTGAGCTTCTCCTGTCCTTTTATCTACATACAAAACAATATCACCATCTACTACCTCTGACCACAACCACCATGGCATAAACTCACCAATAAAAGCATATCCATTATCTTTACTCCAGTCAATCTCTTTTACTTTCTTGAACCAAACATTTCCCTTCGCATTGCCTGCCAAAATAGGCTTTACTAAAACCTTTTCTCCTACTTTCTTAACCTTCCAACCAACCATTTTCCATTCCCCCTCCATATTTGTCATTATATTTTTACGTTTCTTTATTTTTAAAGTTTTTGGTCATTATACCTCTCCCAATTCTCTAACAACAGTAAACGCCGGTTTTATTGCTCTGTGCAACTCTTCTAACATTTCAATTCTTTCATCCAAATACTTCATATACTCTGAAAAACTAATACCCGAACCACCTTCTGGTAATGCAAACAACCTACGTTCATTAGCAATCAAATCCCTAATCACCAATAATCTTGTCAACTCCTTAATCGTACTTGGCAAATCATCCCTACCATATGTGTATGTAACTGTAACTTCCTTACCACCTTGATATATCACCCATGACTGTAAATACAAAACACCATTATCATAATCAACCCAATAACTTCCAGTATTACGTCCTTCAGTCTTAGTCTGAACCCAATCTTCTGTTCCACCTAACCACTGAACTTCAATGCTTTCAACTTGCCTAATGTATGCATGACCTAAAGTAACTGGAATACCTGCACCATACCAAAAACCACCTTTCCATCTTGTGGCATCGTGCTTTATTCTTGCTCTCTTTACTCTTCCATTCCAAGTTGTATTTGACAATCTATCCACATACTCCATTTTCTCTATTATCAGCGACTGTAGAAAAGTATCAGAATATTTCTCCTGTTCAACACCAAGATAATTCCTTATTTCTTGAGCTGTGACATATAACTTATTCAAATCAACCACTGACTCACACCTCCTACTGTATCCTCAAAATTAAAAATAAAAATAAACACTACATAACACCAAACGCAACCAAAATCGCAACTGCCGACCATATTATTGCAAGAACTGTTCCCCATTTATTCAAAAATGCCATTACACCCTGGTCTTTAGCTTTAATTTGCTCAACCTCACTACGAACTTCACTCAACTCAAGCTTTGTAGCAAACTTTTCAGAATAACCATTATACTTTACCTGACTTACATCCAGTCTCCCACTTAACTCCTGAACTTCATACCTCAAATTATCAACTGAACTTGTCAAACTATCAATAATATCCTCAATATGCTGAAACTTCGTATCTAACAATAATTCCAAACTTTTAAATCCGTCATTCATTCTTGATTCTAATACTGCTACACGTTGCTCTAACTCGGCAATGCGCTTTTCACCCAACACTCGCACCTCCTGGAAAATATTGAAAAGCATCAGATATCTGCAATTACATAAACTGTATAATCAACTACAATATCTTGAGCAGACCCCGCATTATTTGTTGCCCTTACCTTAAACGAATTCTTACCACCACTAATCAATACAACGTCTGCATTCTCAGTATCTGTACTAACTTCTGGAACACCCACAATAACATAATTACTTGACAATGTAACCGTAGCATCCTTACTTGCACCAGCATCTACAGAACTGACTGTTTGACTGCCAGTTATTTTCTTAAGTGATGGCAAATCCGGAGTAACCATATCAACACCCCCTTATTTTTGAAATAAAGAAAATTAAAGACTTCAAGCAAGTATGTCTCTAATCTTGGCTTGTCCTGGCAAGTATCTGGCTGTAACTTCACCTGCAAATCTGTACACACCTCTAACTGCAAACTTCTGGAGCAATGCATAATCTCTTGTCTCAAAGTACTCAACTGGTCTAAGTACAGACATACTAAGTCTTGGAATACCATATCCTTCTGGGTCACTTGCATCAAGCATATAAATTCTACTTACATACCCATCGCCATCGCCGGGCGTATCAACCGCCTGAATAACTGGAATACCATACAATGCAGATACATTAATACCTAAGTCCATACCTACTGCTGATTCTATACCATTAATACCGAACTGAACTTTTGTCTCTGCAAGTGGCACATACCTTATGAAGTTCATATACAGACCCTGTATCTTAGCATAAGTATCATAACCAGTAATTATTATGTTCGTATTAGCACCTTTTTCTCTTGCATCTGCAAGCGTATTTCTTATAAGTTCATCAGTTAATTCTTGACCATCAGCTGCATATTTTACAACTGGCTGAGACCATGATGCAGCACTTCTGTCAATATCATAAATGTCCTCAGAACCCGCAGTAACTGAAAATGCAGTAACTTCAGCAGTACTTGAAACTATTCTATCAAGTGCAGTCAAATTAATTCCATCACTTGAACTTGATTCACCATCATTTCTACCAATAGCTTTAGTCAATAATTGTTTGTTAATCATTTTAATGAATTCCACACCAATGTCAGCCCTAACTTGGTCAACTGCACCCCATATATCATCCTTACTGACTTCAGCCAATGCTTCCATTACTTCTGAAATCTCAAAGTTAATTGTCAATACTTTTGGTGTTGCCTTAACTGTAGTTATTGGTGGGTAAACTGTCTCTGGCAATGTTCCAGTCTCAGCTATCGATAAGTCAGAAGCTGCATTAACAGACCAGCCAGTCTTTACACGCCATCCTGACCTTGGCCAATTTGTCTTTGGTAATGCACCGAACACATTAGCTTCTGTATTCAATTGTCTCCAAATCAATGCACCGTAAATCGGATTTCTATATCCTGTAGTTGTACTGGTTATTGAACCTTGAGCTTTAGCAAACTCATAAAGGTCTTCTATTGTAAAGAACGGATGTCCGCCAAGTCCCTTATAGAATGCCTCAATATCAGCCATAGTTAATCTAAACCAACTCATTTTACCACCACCTTATTTAAACCTTTCTAAACCTCCTTAAATCGGCAGTTCCCTTAACTTCACCTTTTAGAATAGCGTCAATAATGTTTGCCATGTCATCCTCTTCAACTGCCTTTTTAACTTCGACTGGCCTTTCAGCCTTAGCTACATTCATTGCCTCTTGAAGTGTCTGTACTCCTGGCTGCATTTCATTAACTTTACTCTCTGGAACTTTAACTTCTTCACCAACACCACTTGGCTTAACACTCTTTGGATTCTTCTCCCATTCTGCCTCTCTCTTCTTATCTTCATCCTCAGGCTTAGCTAAACTTTCTTTAACTACTTCTCTAACTTCTTTAATTACCTCTTCCTTAAACCCTTTCAAACTCTCAGCAATTCCTTCTCTAATCTCTGAAGTAGCTTTAACTTGTGATGCAAGCTGAGCAACAATATCAGTTAATTCGGCAAGAATATCTTGAAGTTCATCAATAAGACTTGCAGTATCATTCTCCGGAACTGGCTCTTCTGGAACAGGCTCTTCTGGCACGGCAGGCTCATCTCTAATCTCTTCTTGTTTCTTAACTTCTTTCTCAACCATATTTAAACACCCCCTTATTTAACCAAACAAATCAGCTATCCTATATTATTTTTCTTAACGACTATTTATATATTTTTCGACCATTTAAGCAAAACTTTCACAATAAACTACCTCAAACAACTGCATATATACCGCCTGATTTTGGATTAACACGATTCATTTCATTCTTCAGAACTTTCGCTTCACCGTCCAATATCTTTCTAACAATATACGAAGCCAAATTATTACTACCTTTCTCATCTACTTTATTGTTAATCATTTTTATCGAATAAACTTTCTGCCCATTCTCATTCGCCACAAACAACTCAATATATCTATCTCCTCTATATTTACCATCATTATAAAACACACCAAACTTTCTATTACCAACCTGCACTATCGTAAATGTAGTATCAAACTCTCCTGTCCAGTATCTGTTATGTATCTTCCTGAATCTATCTGAACTTTGCTTTATTGCGCTCTTGAAATCTTCTAACGATTTAAATTCACCTTTGCCCGGATACTTCTCTTCATAATACTTGTAAACTTTCTCTTGAACATACCTATCATACGTTATTGGGTCACCTGGCCACTTAACTGAATCTTTTAATCTTTTAATTTCTTCCTCTTCTTTTTGCCAAGAATCTAACTTTAACTCTTTTGATTCTCCCTTTTGATAATATAACTCCTTTATTTTCCTAAATAGCTCTGGATATCCACGCCAATATAACGCACCTCCTCCGCCACCTCTCCATCCTAACGGATGTCCAATTCTTGCAATAATTATATGACTAAACGGTAAATCTTCATCATGCATATCTTCTGACTCAATCCAATAATCAGTCCAACCTTGACTCGTTCTTGATTTTACTACCCTAAACTCTTTACCGCCAACTTCAAATACTCTACACGTAAACTTATCGCCTTCTAGAGTATATGACTCCGCATCTTCTTTAAGCAAATCTTCTACAAAATTAATAAACTCACTATATACTTTATCATACGAATCACCTCTATCATACTTACCCCAATCTGACCAATCAATTTTTTTCTTTGGTTTTTTCTCTTCTTTTGGTTTTATTTTCTCTTTCGCTTCTTTTAACTTTTTCTTTGCTGGTAATTCTCCAAACTTTCTCTTATATGCATCTCTTATACCATTTGCCAAACGATTATACTGTTTACTATCAATATGACCTTCCCTTTTCATGTCCCTAAGCATTTGGCGTATCCTAAAGTACGCCTCATTTGACTTATCCTCATTATCAGACATAAAATCCTTAAGCTCATTTACTAACTTATCTTTAACGCCAAACAATTCTGCACTTCTTATAAAGTTCTGAATACTACGGTCGAACGTTATTCCACTTGGTTTCTTTCCTTCTTTAACTGGACGGCCTGAATCACTTACTTTAACTCTCCAACCTCCTCTGGGGCCTCTTTCGACTATATAACCCCTTGCCTTATACTTTGGAACATCTTCTGGCTTAATGTATCTCCAACCATCCTTTATTAATTCAATCTTATTACTCAAATTCAATGCTTTCAATATAACCTTGTCTACCTTCAGCTTATCCAATTTTCATCACCTCTATAGTTAATTTAGATTAATTCTTCAAAAGTCTTTTTATTTTCTTCTTTATTTCAATTCCCTTTAGTATTCTCTTTGTTTTTGTCATTCTCTTTCTTATTAGCGCCTTTTCATACTCTGCTTTTAACTTACCACAAATTCTCTTTGCACTTTCTTCACTATACCCTTGTTCCTTCATTTTCTTTATACAATCATCCCAATCCTTAAATCCTGCAAATGGCTTTCTTATTTCAACTGTACCTTCAATATTTAACGCCTTCTTTAATTCTTTAACTGTTTTTCTTAACTCTTCAATTTTGAGTTTAACTTCACCTGACTTTTTCTCCTTTAACCATTTCTTCTTTCTTTGTCTTGCCGTTCTGGTATGTGGCTTATCCTTCTTTCCTGCTGGCTTCTCTGGTTTCAAATGATGATAATACACCCAACCACAAAGCCCTGGCCTGCCTGTTTCTTCAACACATCTCTCCCACCATTCCTTAGGCGGTCTTAAATCTTCTGGTTTCTTAAACTCGGTCAATACCTTTTCAAATACTTTAACTTCTTCACCTGTCTTTAAGTCTTTAACAATATAACCGTCTTCAGATTTCATTACTTCTAACCTTTCTAAACCTTCTAAATCCCTTATTACATACTTCTTCTCAACATCCTCTTCTTCATCTTCTTTTTTCTTTTCTTTTGGTTTTTCAACTTTATCACCATACGTCGGATTCATCATACCCTCAGTCTCTGTAGTAATCGCACCTTCGGCCTTCTGAACTTCAACAACTGCCCATCTACCAGACTTTGTCTCAAATACTTCATATCCTTTCTCTTTAGCATAACTCTCTGCCTCAGCCTTATTATCAAACGTTGCAATCAACCTACCCTTATCCCTAACATGCTCTAAATCATCTTCTTTCTTAAAGAATTTCTGAACATAACTAACATACTCTTCAAAATGCTTTTCAACTTCATCTGCTATTTCATCCGCAATAACTTGTGACTTACTAATATTATACTTTCTTAAAATGTCATCAATTCTTTCCCACAAAACATCAACCAAACCCTGAACATAATCAGTTTTCATAATCTCTTTAACTGAACCCTTAGCAAAAACACTTACTTCTTCAATAAGTGCATACGGGTTGGCTGGTTCATCAACAATACTAATCTCAGTCAATTCAACATCTTTCAAAACCTCAACTTCTCTTTCTTGACCATCATCTGACTTCATAATTCTTTTTTCTAAATTACCAAGCCCTGCAATACTGAACCCCTTTAACTTTCCTGACTTAATCAAATTCCAAACAATATCATCTAACTTATATCCCTTATTTATCTTTGCAATAATCCAAACTCCTAACTGCCCCGTATTCGGATGCTTTCTAATTTCCCATTGCAATACTTTACCAATTGGTTTATTTTCATGACCGTAATTTACAAAACCACCTCTATCCATAAACTTTAACATTGCCTTAGCCAAAGTATCAACATCAACATACTGACCCTGTTTATCAATAACTTCAACACTTGCCCATCCTGCAATCAATCGCTCATCCTCATTAACCACACTGAGCTTAAATTCTTTATCTAACTGCTTATTAATTTCAACAAGTTCCATTTTACTTCACCCCCATTATTTAAATTTTATTGTCCCATTTATTTTATATTTTTCGATACTTTATCAAACATTCTTTCATATTCATCAAAACCATCCCAATTACTTATATCTTTCTCATCCACAAACAATTTACCATTCTCATCTTTATACAACCTTACATCTAACGGCAATACTGCAATTACCATTTTACTCTTTACATATAACCTTCTTGACCTTGGAATACTACTACCATCAATAGCTTCCCTTATTCTTCTAACTACCCTTAACCAATCTAAACTGCCATCAACATAATACTCATACGGAACTATCTCCATTTTATCATCCTCCTAAAAATTCTTTTTTATCTTTCTTGACTTTCTCATAAAACTCTTTAACACCTTCAATATCACCAAACTCCCCATTTAAATCTATCAAAATTGCTTCAAACCTTGTGAAAAATCTATCTTTACTATCTTCAGAAACTCCTTCTAAATTCCTTAAACTCTCAACCATTTTGTCATAAATATCTGACCAAACATCAACTATATCTTTCACTATTGGCTTAAAAATTTCTTTATTCTTAACCATTTCCAAAGACTTTAAAACCTTCTCACCAATAAGATTAAACCCATCTGCAGTTGCATACACATAATGTTCCCATTCTGAACTATTATAAATAAGAGCACCCTCCTCAAATACATAAGCATACAAATCATATGCCTCTTCAAAATCTTCAAGTGTCCTTACTAACTCAACATCCATGCCTTCCTCTGGAAATTCTACAATAAATTCTTCTTCATGTTCATACGCTGGACTGGCATTCCACCAACCACCCCAAACTTGTTCTGGCCTGATTTTAGCTCTAATTATTGTATTACAAGATGCAAATTCCTCAGCTATATCAACAGCCAATGATGTCGAAACCAGAGTCGCTTTCAACTTTACATTCCTTGTCTTCTGCTTAAACATAGCCCTAACTATCTGTATAAATTCAAAATCTGAAACTCCTCTATACACCTTAACTTCATCACCATAATATCCACTAACAAAATCTTCAGTAAACTTCCTATACAAACTAACTTCTTCAGGCGCTGTAGCTTCAAACAATTTCTTAAACGATTCTTTCTCAATACTCTGCTTGGCACGTTTTGGTCTACTATTGCCCCTTATTCTATGAACATACTCCTCAATATGCCCAGTATATTTCTTAAAATCTGATAATGTCCATGAACGCATAACTTCCCAACCTTTTGCTAAAGCCATTGCAGTTTTTCTATCAAAACCGACATGCTCAAAAAACTTAGCCATTCTAAATACCATACCAACTGCCACACCAAGTTTTCGCTCCACAATCTCATCTATATATCTATCCTCTCCATAACGTTCTGCATAGTTCTGAAACGTCATTATTTTATTTCCCAAAACATCCTCTTTATCTCCATAAGCTTTAATTATATTACTTAACTTAACAAACTGTTTAGCATTTATACCAAAGTCATCAATATTAATATCTTTTGCATTATTTCTATTGAAAAGCTTCAGGTATGGTCTTATTTTTCCAATATCCCTAAATGCTGACCGAACATCATCCATAATTCTTAAACCAAAAACTCTATCTATCCTTGTCAAAACATTCTGATATTCACCAATATATTCCTCAAAATCATTATCATCCAATATTTCCAAACTACCTTCAACCAAATCATCTAAAACCTCATCCTCCAACCCTGCAAAATTAATATTCCTCATTATCATTATTCTTAAATTCGTATAAGGATAATACACTTTCCCACTAATTGGCAAACCATACTTCCCCATTATAGACTTTATTACATTTACAAATTTATTTAACTGATAAACTGACTCATTACCAAACCTTGCTATAACATTATCAACCTTAATCTCATTAATTATATCTAAAACTTTCTTTTCATCTAATACTAACACCTTATCTGCCATATAATCTAACTGACTTAAATCCAAACCCATTAATCTTAACATCGCATTTAATCTCTTCTCAAATTCTTTTTTAAGTTTCCTATCTTTCAAACTTTCTGCATATTTTTTAAAGATATACAAACCTGACAATACTACCCATGCATCTCCTTCATTAAAATACAATTTACCACCAAAAGACTTATCTACAACATCAAGCACATTAGACAAAATTTTTGCGTCATTCCCACCAACCTTCCTAATTAAACTACTCATCTCTTTATATTCAGCAATCCAATCCATATACGACATCTCTTTTACATTACGAACAAACTCTTTAATATTAATTTCCCTTGGCTTTCGTTCAACTTCCTCCTTTTCTTGACTAATCACTTCATTCATTGCTTTAACACCTGGCAAATATCCAAACCTTCTTCTGTATATTTCCCTTAAACCAGTCGTCAGACCATTATATTCCCTTCTATCTACCGCACCACTCTTCTTTAACTTTCTAAATATTCCTCTTACTTTAAAATATGATTCAAATGCTTCCTCTTCATTACCTTCAAAAACATTTTTCAACTCACTTTCTAACTTATCTCTTAAACCTAAACGCTCTACCCTTCTAACCAAATTCGTAACTGCACGCTGAACCAATTCACTTCTCCTTTCTATTTGCCTTTCTGCTTCAGTTCCTTTTTTCTGCCTTAACTCTTCTTTATCAATATAATATCCTCCTTTTACACCTCTATATACTCTAATTCCTTCCTGCTGATATGCTGACACTTCTTCAGGCTTAATATATATTCTTCTTTCTGGTGGTACATCTGCCTTTTCCCACCATCTAACATATCTCTTATCTGGATAATATCTATATACACTACACCTACAACCTGGATGCACTAACAATTCTCTTGCAGTATCTGGGGCAACCTCCTTAATAATTCTCTTTAATTCTTCTAAACTAACACCATTTTGACTTCTCCTTGCTACTTCTTTACACTTTTCACAAACTTTACTATCTCTTTCTGTAATCCACACAAACTTCTGAACTTTTGTCATTGACTTATATGCCAATTCCCTTGCTTTATTTGCCATATTTGCCAGTTCAGTTTTAGCAATCAATAATGCCCTATTGTATGGCAGTCTAACTTCTTTTTCAATTCTTTTAGCAACCAATTCAGGCTTTGTATATTTTCCTTCTAATATGCTCTTAACCAAAATGTCATTTATCTTTTCACAATCCTTCTTAGACAAACCCTTATAATTCTTCCACATTTCACCTTCAATAAGTGCTTGATACACCATTGACTTTGGATACTTTCTTGCCCAACGAGCAAATCTTCTCTGTATCTTCTGAAAGCCTAACTCCAACAACTGTAAATCATAATCATCAACAACAGTTGTAATATTCTCAAACTCATTAACTAATGATTTTTCAATACTATAATCAAAAACTTTACTTGCTATATTTTCATCCATTTGTTCAATCATCTGAACAAGTTCATTTTTATTCAATCTTTTTATATTTGGCTCATCTATTCCCATATCAATTCTAACAACCATACTCATCACCTTTTCATTTGACCGACTATATCTTCAAACTTGTATCCTTTCTCTATACATTCTTTAACTGTTACCCATTTACGTTCCTTCTCTAAATATACAAGAACATCATCAACTGTCAATCTTATACCTTTCATTCTTAATGTAATCTCTTGCTCTGGATGCAAAGGGTCTTGTGTTACCCTATAATCAAACACTACACTGTCTAAATACTTTGATTTAGACACTCGAACAAGAACATTAGAAACTGTAACTTCACTACGCGGCGTCATTTGTTCATGAACTACTGCATACCAGCGTGCTAAATTCTCATTCTCTGTAAACGAAACTATTCTATCACCATACTCACTTTCGCCTCTCTCAAACAACTCTCTGATTATTCTTTGTGCTCTTTCAATATTCGTCTCTCCTCTATACACATACTCTGAACCAAACCTTTCCGCAACTATCCTTGATGCAGATATCAATAAATTCAGTTGTGGTACAAATATATTTTTCATATCTTCTTTCCCGTCCAAAATATCTTTGATAGCTGGAATCAAAGGCGCAAACAATCCAAAATCTCCATTATACCACGCATTACTTAACGGCAAATAATCTGTAAAATATTTTTCAAATAATTCACTATTTGTACAAACTTTCAACCCCATTTTTTTCGAATACTTCCCATAATCTTCACCAACAACCCTATACTCCGGTTCAAACTCATTAGCAAATTTAATAATTCCATTTAAACGTTCTTCATAATTCTTTAACAACTCTTCATTCATCTTACGCATTCCTAAACTTTGCCACCTAACAATATATGCATCAATATTATCTATAAACTTATTAAAACCTGTACCATCTTTCCTTTCTTTTTCAACAACCCATTTCAAAAACTCAATTGGCAACTCAAAATACTCTCCTGTCTTTAAATTAACAATTTTTGTTCCTTCAATCTTTGCAATTTTCTTACCCTTATACAAAACGTACTCTCCATCAAACTCATATCCTTTCTCTTTGGCTTTACTTGATGCAATTCTAAACAACTCAGTCAATCCACTAACTAAATCTTCTTGAACTTTCAACTTACTATCCTCTTTCTTTTCCTTCTCTTCTTGCATACTCTCATACTCTTTCAATTTCTCTTCTGACGGTCTATAACCAAACTTACTAAGAAAATATTCTCTTAGCTTTTCAATCAATTGGTATTTCACATCTTTCTTTATTATACCTTCTTTCTCCATTCTACGCATTATTCCTCTAATCCTATAATATGCTTCAACTGCAACTTCATCATTATTCGACATTAAATCTTTCAATTCTTCCTTCATCTGTCCAACAACACCTACTTCTTCAATCGCTGTCCTCAAATCTTGAACAACACCAGAAAATTGTTCTTTCTTCTTTCTCTCCTCAGCCTCTACATCTACTCCTTTTTTCTTTGCCTCTATTTTATCAATATATAACCCTCCTTTTCTCCCAACATACACCCTAACACCAAGCTGCTGATACTTTGGAACATCATAAATTGAAATATACAACCTTCTCTCTGGTGGGACATCTTGCTTTCTGAACTCCATTACCTCACCTCCATTAGAACACATAACCTAACTGTTCTAACTTTTCTCTTGTTTCTTCAATATACGCTAACAATTCTCTACCCTGACTATAAATACTCGGTGCTGAAACTGCCTCAGCCCTTATTGTCGCTAATTTTATTGCCCTTAACAAACTATTACTTTCACTAATACCAACTGCAACTACATAATCCCCAGGCACAAACCAAACATTACCATCTTTCTTAATTACTCTTCTGTATGCTATCCACTCATTATCATTTCTGCCATATCTAATTATCCTCCATTTTGCTATATCATCAGTATAAACGCCAATTTGGGCACTATATTCAAGCATTACTTGCGGTTCAACTAATTCGCCTTTAGCTGTTCCAATTATCAATTCATTAAAATTCCTAATTATCTTAGGATATGCATAACTACAGATATATGGCCACCTCGGAGTCACATCAGTTACATAAATCTTACTACCGTCATAAAATCCTTCTAAACAGAACATTCCCCTATAACCATTCCTTGCCAAATACGGTCTTAACTTTTCTAAAACATTATACCATACACTACTTTCATACCTCACAAACTTTGTAACATTACCTGCCCCTTTCATCTCAATAGTTTCAGCCACTATCGGTTGAAATTCTGTTCCATTAAACCATGTATCAATTCCAATCTCAACCATTCCTTCTAAACTCTGTTCAACTACAAACCATGCATCATTACCAACTATACTGAAACCACCTTGCTTTAACAATATTTCGGCTTCATGTGGGTCTGAAGTTCCAAAAGTTTCAACGCCACCTCTAAATCTACTGACTTTAACATACCTCTTTTTACCACCACTATTCGCAATAACATCAACCACAGCATTAATTCCCTGAACTACATCTGCAGGTGGCACATCAACACCTAACTTCTTCAAAACTCTTCTAACATAAACCCTGTCCAGTTCTAATCTCTCTGAAATTGCATCAGCACCAAATACATAATATCCTTCTTTTCTAAGCCAATTTGCCAAACCACCAAACCCACTATCAGTAAATACAATAATATTTGCCCCTTGTTCTAAACCTTCACCCCAGTCCCATACCTTCTTAACTTCATTAAATCCCAAACCACATACTTCATCCTCTAACCTTGGATACGGGTCTGCATGAACTACTGCATAATAAGTCATATAACCGTCGGCACCTAAACGTCTTGCATGTTCCAAACCCAAATTCGTATCAACTACCAATACTACATCTTCACCTTCAATTTTCTTAAAGTCAAGCAAATCTTACCACCCCCTAACGTCGCACCCCAGTTGGTTCTCCTTCAAACCTTTGTTCGTTTTTCCTTGGCTTACTATGTGCAGGTTCGCCTTCAAATCTTTGCTCTTTCTCTTCAACACTTTCTCTTTTTTCTTCTGGTAATGGACTTTCTTGTCCTTCACTAAAAACTTCCTGTAACATTTGACTTAATTCATTACCAGTTTCTTGACCAGCTGGGACTGGCATTCCACCAACCATTCCTTGCTGAGACTGTATCATTTGCATTAATGCCTGAACACCACCAGCTTGTTGAGCCAATTGCACTAACTGAACAACTTCCTCTGGCTTCATTTCAATATTATTTTGCTTCAACCACTGTGTTAATATGAACATTAACTCGGCATTAACATCCATTTCTTCAACATCAAACTCAATACCATCAGCACCTTCTTTTAACTTAACCTTATATCCCATTTGCATTAACTGTTGTGCAATTTGTATTCTCATCTGCACCCTCTGTAACTGGGCAGTCATATCTTTCTCTTCATGTGGCTTTAATTTAATTTCATAATCAGTCACACCATATTGCTTAACTATCCATGGAATAATCTTCTCATTAAATATTGACTGTTCCCTTTCAACTGCCCTATTCGTAACTGTAATCTGCAAACCTTCATTAGCCAAACCTGCACCGACTGACACATCACCTTGAAATATCGGACTGACACCATAAGCAGAACCTACACTTCTTCTCAATTCATCTCTATAACTCATCATTGCAGTCTCATCCATTCTAAACGACATATCAATCCATTCTGCAACCCTTTTAGCACCTAACCTTTCAGTTCCTTCAATTACTAACGGTATTATCCTCCATGGATTAACCCTACTTGCTTCTTCAATAGTTTGCCAAGCCTTAGCAACTGCATCCCTATTTGCTCTTAAAATCAATATTCCCTTTGGTGGTCTTTGAACATGATATGCCATTAACACATAATAGTCCATTTTCATTAAAATCAACAACTTCATTGCCAGAGTCAGAGGCATTGGATATCCATAACCAATTCCATGCGTAAATTTCTTTACATGTAATACTTCACCTGCACCTAAATATACTTTCTTACTTGACTTCCTATATTCTGCATGAGCAACTATCATTTCTCTGCCACATTTCTTACATTTAGGTGGGTTATTTGGGTCAACTTGACCGACTGGAATCAATTCTGCATTTTCCCTGTGCTCTGGACATACAAAAACCATATGCGTTCCATCTGGACTAATACCTAACCTACCATCATTACTTAAAACCAATCTAATATTATGAACACTACCCTTAACCACTTCAATTGGTGTTGCTCCAATTATTCTACCATCCTCATTATACTTATATTCTTTCCTTACTATAACATACGCATTATCAAAAATGTTCAAATCAAAATCAATATCCTGTAAAACTTCCAAAAATGACTGCCCATTCAAATTTGCTCTTTCCAATAATTGCTCTAAAAATTTCCTCTGCATCTTATTAGGCGGTCTTAACTCTGCAGAACCACAAACTGGACAGACTTCAACTGGTTCATCAAAAGTAGTCTTACACCTTACACATTTAAACTGAAATGCTTCTTCAATATAAATTCCATTCCTAAACGTCTCCCAAACTAAACTTCTAACAACTGTCCTCAAAACATCACTATTATAATACAAATTCTCCACATACTTAAAACCCAACGGCACAAACGGTATTCTTGTTACATCCAAAATTCCAGTCTTAACATAACCCTCATCGACTGGCCTTAAAAATAACTTATTCAATGAGTCTGAACCAACATTATTTGACTTCTTAAAGTAATCCAAAACTCCCATATTCTTCACCCCCACTATAAGTATGACCTATCATCATCATTCGCTTTTTCCTTCTCTAAAAATTTTTGCTTTAACAATAAACTTAACTCTCTCATTTCATCATAACTTCTCAGAGCTTCATGTCTTAACACTTCAGTAATATAAAACACATCCTCAATTTCCAATTTTATTCTTGCCTCTACATCTGAACCCTTAATACAAAATACTATTTTATCTGACTTAACAGTATCACCTTTTCTTTGATTTGACTTCTCCTTCCATATATACAACTTATTTTTACCCTTTGGTATGTAAATGATAACATCTTTACCATCATATAACAATATCATCACCTCTATTTGAAAATTAATACTCAATCAATTTAATATTTTTGTTTCATCACCCCCAAATCACATACTCTGGCTCATACCTCCAATTACCAATTCTACCATTTCTATACGTTGTAAACTTACCTAACTGCGGTTCATACATATATAACTCTGGTTCATTATTACTTTTCATTACAATAAAAACATTCCAGGCATGATATCCTACTTTCCCACTATCACTAATTATTTTACCAATTACTATACCAACATTATTTATGCCATACATAAATGGAACTAACCCTGCAAATGTCATCGCAAAATTGTCACAATCATATTCTTCTAATCTATACTTATGCCACTTGACCATATCATATTTAATTATTCTCATCATTGTTTCAAAATCAGTAAACTTATACGCACCATCCCAAAGCACTACTGTCTTTATACTACTTCTCTGTTTTAACATTTCTCTGAGCCTAAACCACCCCATTTCATAAATATTCTTTATTCTTACACGATTGAAAACTTTAAAGAAAAACTTAAACAAACATTTCATTCTTCATCCCCCATTATTTCGTCCAATATTTCTCTTAATTCAAACAATATGTCCAAGACTTCGTAATAATTACTATTAATCTGTTCATTGTATGCTCTCTTAACCAAATATCTTATAAAATCTAATTTTTCAATATCGACCTCAATCTTAGTCAATATTTACCACCTTTATCATTCTTTCTTCTTAACCTCCACAGCCTTATTTGGATAATCACCTACTTCTTCACCTTTCTCAAGCTTCTTCCAAACCATTTCAGTAAAATGCCTACTAACACCATAAGCAGGCGGTTCTAACTTCATATACCTTTCTGCTCTATCCAATAAATTCCTCATTACATCAATTGCTTCCATTATTGTTAAATGACTTCGAACTATTGCTCTAATAGCATCTGCCATTATATCAAAATCAAAATTGTATGCAAGCTCTTTATTGAAGACTGTTAATAAGTCTGCATAAGCCAATGCAAAACTTGTTGTAAACTTTCCAAGTCTATGATATATTACAAACTCCATTACTACCTTCGTTCCATTCATTACATTACTCATCATATTCTGTCCAACACCAGTCCTACCGCCTTTAGCAACTATATCTAAACTCTTTACCATTGTATCTACTGCAACTTTAATCCTTTCACCTTTACCAAACTCTCTTCTAAAATCTTGCGAATTTAACATTTTTAATACAATACCTCTAATTTTCAAATACTCATTCCTATCCATATATCACACCCCCAAAGCTTCCTCAATCCTTCTCCAAACCAATTGTCTTTCCCTATGTAATTCATTAACAATATATTCATATACTCCAATATCTTTCGTTGCCTTTATTATTCTTTTTATCTTCTCATGCTCTAATGCACATACAGTTGGTATTGGTGTAAACAAATCACCATTAAATTCATACTGTGCTCCAAGACATCCCTTACTGCATACTTCCTTAATTGGACAATATTCACAATATGGCTGGTTTTCTGCCACAAAACTATATACTGCATTCAACAATTCTATATTCTTAGCTTTCACCCCTATTATTTTATCATTCTCAGTTTTGAAATAACCATATACGAACTCATCATAACTTGTTCTATGACAAGGCACTATTGCCAAATCAGACAATCTAACATATAACATTGCCTGAACACTACAGCCCAAACCTCTACCAACACCACTAAACGGATTCAATATATTATATCCCCTTAACTTAAACGTAAAATGAACATACCTACGCACATCTTCTTTCAATCTATTCTTAAATGTCCACTTTACTAAAAACTCAACAAAATCTCCAAATATTCTTATCTGTTCCTTTGTCCATTCTGGATTTCTTACTTCTAACAAATATATACTCCACCATGGTATCTTATGCTTATCAAACATTGACTGAAACCATAAGAAATTCTTCTTCCATAACTCAATACCACTCGCATATATCATTGGGTGAAATCCAAATCCATACTTCTTATTGAATTCAAATAATCTATCATACCATTCATCATTCCTTGGGTCTTTCTCTGGATTATCAATTAACGGCCTATTCATAGTCTCCAAATACTTACCATCTATACTCGCACTCAGAGCAAGTCTAACTTTACTTTTCTTTAAGTATTCTTCCATTTTATTAGTCCAATATTCACTTAACAAAAACGAATAATTACTTGGAACAACAACTGATATTCTTTCTGCATCTTTTCCAAACACGTCATCAATAGCATCCAATATTCCATAAAACTCTGGCTTTACAGTAACTTCTCCCCCAAATATATCAATACCTCTTGGCACTACACCTTTCTCATAATACAACCACTCAAATAACATTTTAGCATTCTTAACATACTCCTCAGGTCTCTTTAACCTTACTGGATACAGATACTTATCATGTTTTGGATTATTGTAATAACAATATCTACATCCTAACGTACAACTTGTATCTAACATTAACTCCAATCTATCCCAGTTCGGAAACCTTCTCTTATATCCTTCAATAAACGTCTTTTCAATAAACATCTCCATAAACTTATCATTCTCTTCCTGAAACGTTATCATTTACAACACCCCATTCCTCTTATATATCCTATATGCATCCCTTACTATCCACTCAAAAGCACCATTGCCTAAATATCTCAATATACTTACTGGTGTCAAATGTACACAACCAGTATTCAATAAATTCTCCATTGGACAACTGAACGCTGAATTAATAAAATATGCAAACAATACTGTATAATCTTTATTCTTCAAAAATCTTTCCTCTGCTTGACCAGCCAATGCTAACATCCTCATCATATTCACAGTATATCCAACCCTAAATCTCCAAAAATCATGGTATCCACGCATTACATAATACAGTCTCCACATTTCAAACTCATCATCATACGGAACAATATAATACTTATTGATTTCTCTCATCCTACCCTCTTCCATTACTGAAACATCCCAATTCTTATACTTATCCATACTCATTACTGACTTAATATACTTCTCTTTATTGAAGTAATACGTTCTATGACACATATGAACTGCACCTTCATCCTTCATCATCAAATCCAAACTGACTGTCCATTGCAGAACATGTGAACATTCTTACTTTATGCAACTCCTTTCCCCAGTCCAATATTCTCATCAATCTATACGTATAATTATTCGGATACCCAAACTTATACAAATATTCAAAAAACTTAGCCAAAACCTTACCGTCTTCACTTGTATATTTGCCAGGCACTACTAACGTTCCGCCTGCAAAATCCCTTATCACAACATTCTTCTTTTTATTCTTCTTTCTCAATTCATTAACTAAATTACTAAAAAACTCAAACACTTCATGTATCAGTTCTGGATGTTCAACCATTTGCCTAATATTGTCTATACTCCATGTTGCCTTGAAACTAATCTCAAAATATGTATCAAAATCAATTTTATTCAACTCCTCAACTAACCACTTCGTATTCTTAATAATCCCATCCGTGCTACCACCAACCCTATTTTTATCAGTAATCCACTTCGGGCCGTCTAAACTAACCTGATTCTTTATTGATATTCTTAAATCCTTTGCCTCTTTAACTTTTTCATCAATTACTGGGACAGGCTTTAACATCATACTTGTTGAATATGCAAACGTCTTTAGCTCTGGAAATTCTTTTTTCCATTCCCTTAAATCAATATATCTCATTGTCAATAAAGGTTCAGTTCCCCAAGCTCCCAAATGTTCAAGCCTAACTCCATATTTCTTTTTCATTTCTTTCATTCTTTCAATCCTATTCCTTGTCTTTAACTCTTTAATAATCTCCAAATGCAAATCCTTCATTTCCTTCGTTTTTGGAATATAACAATAACTACATTGAAGTGGACACCATCCAGATGTCAAAACCTCACTCGCAACTAACATACTTTTCATACTTAACACCTCCCATATTATGCAAATATACTATATACCCCACTATCATGCCCACTCTCATACGTATTATGCTCATTATAATTGTACACATTATGTTCATCATTATAATAAACTCCATCCTCACCACTATATACTGAACTATCATATCCAGATTTATAAGTTCCATGTTCATTATTATAATAAGTTCCATGGTCATTTTTATCTACACCGCTATAATATACTCCATAATCCGCACCGCAGTATGTAGCATTAGCCCCACTATCCACATTTACATTCTCACTACCATAATACGTTTCATTATCTGAACTATCAACATCACTATAATACGATACATTATCTTCCTTGTCAAAAGCATAATTCTGTGAATTAAACCCAGAGTCTTCAGCACCATATACCTGTGAATAATCACCATCATCATTCGTACCATATATAGCGCTATCATGACCAAGCAAATTCGAAACTTTTTCTGTACTATCCACCACAGTATATTCGCTTGAATAAACATCACTATTGTATCCCCCATCATCACCAGAATAATGCGTTACATTATCATTAGAATCAACACTAGAATTGTATGACAAACAATACGATGCCTGTGCTGAACTTAAATCATCCAAATAATAATCTCCATACGCAAACGAATGTTCATATTTATTATAAGTTGCATAATCAGCCGTACACTTAGTATTATCTATACTATCTACATTATCTCGCATCTCATCAACATGTGCCTTCTGTATCAAATCACCCCTCCTTAATGTACTCCAAGTAAATCCCATATACAGACCACCTCAATTACTCGAATTTACTCCACTATTATATGTCCCATCAACACCACTATCATACGTTCCATCATATCCAGACCTATTCGTATCATTCACACCACTATCATGTGGCTTATCTTCACTACTATAATAAGTCGAATCATAACCATACCTATATGTACTATCATATCCACTATTATCACCTGAACAACTACCATCTACAGAATACTGATTATTAAAATGACTATCATAATCACCAAACAAATTACCTGAATTCACACTCGAATCATATCCATTATCATCACCAGCATAGTACGTTACATTATGATTGGCATCAACACCAGAATTATCAGCAGATTTTTCACCAGTATAATATGTTGAATTCTGACTATCATAAACAGTATTACAATATGAAATATCATGCCCACTATCAACACTACTATTATATCCACTATGAACACCTACGTCGTCACTACTACAAGCACCATCCGCACTATATACTGAATTGTCTTCTCCATTATTTGCTGAATAATTCTCAGAAGCATCATCCATACCATTATGTGCATCATAAAAACCTGATTTTTCACCTGAATAAACTACTCCGTCTACTGTATCATTATTTGCAGACAATTCATTATCATTATAAGCCTCATTATATGTCGTATCTTCACCTACATTATCGACAGCTAATGCAACTTCATAATCTGCTGAACAATATCCCATTTTCGCTAATGGACAAGCAGCACTCTTCTCATACGCATTATAACTATCACAATCATTACATTTTATAGCATCCAAATCATCAATAACTTGTCTCAATGCAACAAACTTATCATACTCATACATTCCTCCTCTCTGAGCAAATTCACTATATGGCATTGACAAACCCTTATCAAGACTATCCAATATCTGATTTATCTTACTCTTAATCTCATCAATATCAGCCTTCTTGGGAACATTACCCTTATTCAAACTTGACCATGTAAACGCCATTATCAACCACCTTCAAACATATACAGGCAATATTCCAGCAAACTTACTTATCTTCAAATATCTTATTCTATGCTCATTATTCTTACCACCTGTCCTTGCACCAACACCCATTAACATTCCACTTAAATCTCTTTGCGTATCAGTAAAATCTAACTGCAACACTCCATCTACCCATACTCTAATTCTTCTTTTTTCGAAAACTATAAAAACCTTATGCCACTGCCCATCATCAATCTGATACGTTGGCGTTACTGCAGTTATCTTACTACCATCATACAGTATCTGAATCTCATTCTGATACTCATCCAATGCAATAACATAACCACCACTTGCACTATCCTCTGTCGTTGGCGTGCTCTCACAATATACATACAAATACGTTGCATCTGCACCATCACCAAGACCAGCATAATACTCAAATTCTGCAAACCAACATGACATTGGATTTATCTGATACTCTAACTGACCACTCTGACCATCAACAGCTTCCGTCAAAACCAAATAATCATTTTCATTATCATAATATGCATCCCCCTTCAATGTTCCAGTCGGACTTACCTTAAAATCTTCATAAACCAACAACGGGTCAAACATAAAATTGCCAACACCATTTACCCTAATATCCTTAATGTCATCAGTAACAAACTCTGTTGCTCCATCATCAACCACAACCAATGCTAACGGAATATCATCATCTTCTGGCCTTGGAAATACTGGAACTTCAGACCCTTCAACTACTGCATACCCACTTCCTTGCCTAACCAATAAGCTCTTACTACCATAATTCCAAACTACTAAATCTCCCCTTACATGTCCACTACTATTACTTGCAATTGACAAAGCAGTCTGCTCAACATCATGAAACTCACCCATATAATACACTACACCACTATTAACAATAACCTCCAATCCAGAACCAGGCACGACATCACAACCACTTACTACATACCTTCCCCTAATAGCCTGCAATAATGCCAACAAATGCCCACTATACAATGGCTCACCATCAATAACACTCTTCATCCAATCCAACGTCATACACCATCACCATAACTTCAACTTTACATCAATTGTCTTTTCAATCGTATTTGACTTATACTCTGGCGAATCAAACACTACCCTCATTAACATCTGACCGCCCATCTTACTGTTAAATATTCCAACCTCATAAATATTGACACTCCCTGTATCACCATTAAACTCATT